GGGAGCTTGGCAAGTGCGCGGAGCTGTCCGCAAAACTGCGCGCCGATGGGGAAGCGAGAGAAGAAGCCGCCCGCCGTGAACGTGAAGAGCAGGAAGCAAAGGAAAGAGCAGAGCAGGAAGAGCAGCACCGGCAAGAGATAAAGAAGGCCGAGGAGATTTTTACCCGCGGCGGTTTGATAAAAGACGGCGCTTTATTGGTAGAGATAGCCGACGCGCACGGCGTGAAAATTCCCTTGCGCACTCGCGGCTGGATCCTCAATAGCTTTGCACAATGCAGCATTACCATTATCGAGGGTGCGCCGCGGTACTCTGTGCGCTATTACAAGCGCAACAGCGGCACCGGCAGTACTAAAATATATGAGATCATCGAGCAAATACGCGCGGCCATAATCGCCGCGTGAAGCCCGCAAGGCCGACGGCATCCGCCGCCGCTGGTGCAAGTCCAGCCGCCTATATGGCGGGCGCTCATGGGCAAGAAAACAGGATTAAACCCGGCGAGAGATACGAGGACGCGCGCCCATCGCTATAAACGGCGGTCAGCCTGCCGGGGTGCTGATGTAAGGCCGTGGGGAGCTGGTGCACCTCCCCGAAGAAAACAGATTGCACCCGCCGCCGGACGTGTCCGGCAGGATCACCGAACGGGGCAGAGGCGAGCGACCGCGTCCCGAAATGTGAACAGGGCGCGCGGAAGTCTTGGGGGTGCTGAACACGCCCGCGGGATTTTACTGGGAAGTTTCCGCGCCCCTGAACACGGCCAATAGAAAAACTGCGGGGGTTTGTGTGAACACGCGCCCGCAAAATACTTGGGAGGATTTACGAACATGACCGAACTGAAACACGCGAAGCAGAACTATCAGGACTTGCGCCCCATCTTGGAGGCGCTTTCTCGCCACGACTTTCATATCAGCGTGGAGAATGAACCGTACACGCGCCTTGCCGCCGAGTTCCTTTACTTCTCGGACTATAAAGGTCGCCCCGTGTACTACATCGCGCATTACTCCGAGCAGAACGGCGATCTTATGGCTGATCCTGAGATTGAGTTTGCGGTCGATGAGGCCGAACAGACTATTGAACCCGTTCTTTTCCGCAATGACTATACCGGGAGCTACGACGAGGTTTACAAGGAAGTGGACGGCCAGATGATGTACTCTCAGCGTCTGCGCGTGAACCTTGACGAGTTCCTGCATATTTGGCTCAAGAACCTCAAGCAGCAGGGCTTTATAAAGTTGATAAAGGAGATGTAATACACGGAAATGAAAATTTATGCCGAATGGATGTGTGAGGGCGAGTTGCACGAAGGTGAGTTTGACAACTGGCGCGACTTCACCGCTGCCACATTTAATATGGATGTTCAGTTGCTCTATTTCTACACCATATCACCGCCAAAAGCTTGTTAGGGGAACTGCACAGAAACAGGTCACTACGTTCCCAAAACGTCCTCCGTGAGGGCTGTACAACATTAGGTCACTACGTCGGGGGATCTGTACAGAATCACCCCACAAGGTCGAGGAGAACCACAGAGAATCACCCGACTACGTGGGGAGAACTGCACAAACTTTGCCGCGTAGCTTGGCAAAGCATTATGAATACAATACAAAAATCTGCGTATTTGACATCAAAACCGAGAGAAACACCGATTTTGCGCTTGACAGCTATGCTACCATCCCAGCACCCCAGAAGAACTACATAGAATCAGAAAGGAACATAGCAAATGTCAAACGAAATTATGAACATCAGCGGTGTGGACTGCTACGAAAAGGACGGCATGGCATACCTCAACCTCGAAGCGGTTGCACGCGGGCTGGGATTTGTGAAGAAAGCCGACAGCGGAAATGAAGTCGTCAACTGGACGCGCGTTCGCGGGTATCTGTCAGATTTGGGCGTGGAACAGAAGTGTACCACGGGTGATTACATCCCCGAAAACATCTTCTACCGCCTCGCGATGAAAGCAAAGAACGAAACCGCCGAGAAGTTTCAGGCGCTTGTCGCTGATGAAATCATTCCGACTATAAGACGCACCGGCGGCTACGTGGCTAACGACGAGCTTTTCATCAACACCTACATTCCGGGCGCTGACGAAGCCACAAAGCAGCTCTTCCGGGGCTTGCTGGCGAACAGCCGCAGAGACGCGCCGAAGGTCAGTTACTTCGACGCGCTCATTGACCGAGGAAACGATCTCTCATTCCGAGAGACCGCCAAAGAACTGCACATTGGGGAGCGCGAAATGATACGTTCACTAATTGCCGCGGGCTATCTTTACAGAGACAAGAAACAGCAGCTCAGACCATACGCCGAGACCAACAAAGGCTATTTCACCCTCAAGGAATACGTCAACGGCGATAAAACCGGCGCGCAGACGCTCGTGACGGTCGAGGGCAGAAAGAAAATCGCGGCCATGTTTGAAAAAAGCATATAGAGAACCACACAGAAACAGGGAGGAACACATGAAGAAATACTACAGCACATTGAATTTCCACTTTGAGCAGAGACTTGTAACGTCGCCCTATAAGGATTTCATGGAGCGCTACCCCAACGGTCAACTGCGTTGGGAGGTGTACACAAACCGTGGAAAGATCGGAGAGATAAATCAGTACCGCGATAACTATGGCAGACGCAAGTTATATTACAGTGTTACATCAGCGGGGAGCGGCTACCGTGGAGATGCGGCCACTCTCTTTGAGGCAAAACAGTTAATCGCCGAGAAATATAAAGAGGTCCCCGAAAGCGGTACAAACATTGTTTCGTACCTCACCGATCCGAACGCCGAATTTTTCCCCACACCCAGTGCGCTTGCTGGAAAGATGTTCGGCAATATAAGGGAGCCCGACGGAATCTGTACAGTCTTAGAGCCGTCAGCGGGCAAAGGCGACCTTGCGGAGCTGTACATAAAGTTTGCCAACAAAAGCCGTCGATACGGAAGCGAATTTGATATGGACTCCGTGGACATGATTGAGCACGACGCAAACCTCATCGCCCTGCTCCGCGGAAAGAACTACAGAGTCATCGGAGACGACTTCCTTACTTTCCATTCACATAAGCACTATGACCTCATCATAATGAACCCGCCATTTTCAAACGGTGACGAGCATCTTTTGAAAGCGTTGGAGATTCAGGCTGACGGCGGTCAAATTGTATGTCTGCTCAATGCCGAGACGATAAGAAATCCGTACACCAACCGCCGCAAAGTCCTCAAGCAGAAGCTCGCGGAGTACGGCGCAAAGATAGAGTTTGTCCGCGACGCATTTAAGCACGCACAGCGCAGAACCGATGTCGAAGTGGCCGTGGTCTATGTGAATATCCCCACGCAGCGCAAGAGCTCAACTATCTTTGAAAACCTCAAAAAAGCGCAGACCGAAGAGCTGCACAATAACGAGCCAGAACCCGATGCCATGGTGTACGGCTCTTGGGCGGAGCAGATGATACAGTCCTTTGACTTTGAAGCGCAGCTTGGCAGGAAGCTCATAGAAGAATATAACGCACTCACGCCCTATATGATGGACGACTTGGACGCATCTAAAAGCTACATAAAGCCGCTTATATCCATCAACATAAACGGCAGTGAGTTCCAGACTGTTGGCACGTCCGGTATAGAGCGGTACATGAAAGCCCTGCGCATGAAGTATTGGCGCGGTCTGCTCAACAAGCCGGAGTTTACATCCCGTATGACCTCGAAGATGCAGAAGGACTACACCGCAATGGTCGATAAGCTCTGCGGCTATGATTTCAACCTCTTCAACCTCCAGCAGGTCTACTATGACCTCAACGCGCAGCTCGTGGACGGTGTGAAGGAGAGTATAGACGCTCTCTTTGAAAAATTCTCCGCGCAGTATTCATGGTTCCCGGAGTGCCAGAAGAATATTCACTACTATAACGGCTGGGCGACAAATAAAGCCCACAAGGTCGGCACGAAAGTCATCCTCCCAATAAACGGATTTTGCAGTTACGGCGGCTGGAAAAACGAGAGGGAATTGAACGAGTATACGGTCTATGGAGAACTGAGTGACCTGGAACGAGCGCTGAATTACCTCGACCGAGGCGAGACTACAGAGAAGCGCAATGTTTCCGCGTGGGTAAAGCACGCTATCGCGGCGGGCGAGACGGTCGTTGACCTTACATGGTTTACGGCGCAGTTCTATAAAAAGGGCACATGTCACATCAAATTCAAGCCGGAGGCCGCGCCACTTATCGACAGGCTGAATATCTACGCCGCCAGAGAGCGCAGTTGGCTCCCTCCGAGCTACGGGCGCAAGCACTATGCAGATATGTCCGCCGAGGAAAAGACCGTCATAGACGAATTTCAGGGCGCTGAGAGCTATGAAAAAGTGATGGCGAACCCGTCAAGATATATTCTTGAAGCCGCACAAATGACGCAGCCGCTCTTGAGCGCTGCAACATGAGGAAGGAGCTGACAACAGTGGGATTCTGTGAACGTGATATAAAAACGATGAAGGCCTTTGGCATAGAGGCGCAGATGGAAAAACTTCATGCGGAGCTGATGGCGCTGCCCGACATCAAAGATGTCGAATATGATCTCTCTTCGTTTTGGAGCGATATCCCGTATGTAATCTTCCTACCAAACTGGAATATACCCACATCGGCAAAAGATTACTTTGACCGGAAAACTGCGCTGCTTCAAGCGATACTTGCTGTCGCGCACGACAATAGTCTTACGCGAACCGGCGACCGCATAGAGGACTACGGTTCCTGCTGGTATATAGTTACGCGCTGTAATTGGAATATCAGTGAAAGGAGGGACTCGCATGGATAAAAGTGCTCTTGCATGGATCGTTGTAATCGTCATCTTTATTGCGCTTGTTTTTGCTTTTAAGATATGGATTGCCAGCTCTGACTTGCCGTTTTGGGTAAAGTTTGTGTTGCTGCGGAAATGATGGGGGAGGGAACATGTAAATGATTGAAAGTGTGTACAGAAATCATGTCGCAAACATGGCGAAAGCGGAAAAAATGATGGCTATCATCCATGAAATGTACCCCGAATTGGAACCAATAGAAAGCGCGAAACGTGCCTATTGTGACGGCATAATTACTCGCGAGGAATGGGGGGCTATTAAAGAGAGGTATGGCAAATGATTGACCTGTCTGTTTTGCATAGACTTCTGCGAGCTTTCCCCAATTCCCTGATAAATGGCCAGTTGGAGTTTGTGGCAGACCGCAATCCACGCGTAAACTCCTACTTCCGACTTGAGAACTGCGCGTCGGAGGAAGATGTGAGAGCTAAGGTGTTGGAATGGCTGTCACGAGACGCATACAAGAGCATGCACTATCACACCGAAAAAAGAAACAGAGAGGTACATGAATACCACCGACAGGGTATCAATTCGTTCCTCGGAACGTCGTTCACCCCAGAGGATATGGCGATTATCTATCAGCGGCTTGGTAACGCTGTTCACCACCAGAAAACACTTGAGTTTATCCGAAGCGGATATGATATGGAGGTTTTAAAAAATGTCTGACTGCATCAAGCGAGAGGATGCAAAGCGCGAGTTGTGTGAGTGGGCAACAAATTTGTACGATCCGCGATTCTTGGTAAAGGACGACGCAATATGCGTGCTGGATAATATTCCCGCTGCCGAGGTCGAGGTGATTCACGAACCTACTGAGAGCGAGTTTAAGCGCATGGCGATTCAGAAGGGATATGTACAAGTGGCACCTGCACGCTGGCTGGATGGACGATGTACCCGTTGTGGATGGGAGGAACCGGACGAAGTCGAGTATGATTACGAGACCGAACCGTGGGAAGAAACGCCTTTTTGTCCAATGTGTGGTGCGAGAATGGGCGGAGGTGATGACAATGCCTGATTGTAAAGCGTGCGGGGCGTGGTTCGGGTCTGTCACGCCGCAAGATTTGTGCCCTACCTGCGAAAGAGCGTTAGAGCGGCTGAAAGGCTACGCTGTAACAGTGGTGCGTTGCAAAGACTGTAAGAGGAGCGGACTTACAGAGTTCGGAAAGAGATTCTGCTCGGAGCCGATGGGCGCGTTCTACGGTTGCATCCCTGTGGAGGACGATTTCTTTTGCAGCGGTGGAGTGAGAAAGGAGAAAAATATATGAGACTTACAACTGATACCCCTGAAAGCAATCTCGAAATGGCACTGAATCTGTTCTACGTCAAAGATAAGCAAACATGGGTGCGTGGATACGGAGAGAATGGTGCGGACATAAGCCTGACTGACTTAACGCGAGGGCTCATGGAGTCGTATACGGAACCCGTTGTGCCGCCGAAAACTATGTCTGATAGCGATATTTCGTTTGCTATGGCAGAGTGGCTGTTCGATGGAACTGACAGCATAGAGGGCATTTTAGCGCTTCTCTATCAGGCCGCATGGGTATGCGCAGAACTGCGCGAACGCCTCAAACGGTTCGAGGATAAGGAGAACGCCAATGCCTGACATATTGAAATCGCAGTGGAGAAAAGCCCGGAAGCGCCATGTGTGCTCATTCTGCAATCAGTACATAGAGCCGGGGGAAAGGTACAAATATGACACCCTCGTCTACGAAGGAAGCGTGTACGACTGGTTTTCACATGAGAAGTGCGACTTCCTCGCTAACGAACTTTGGGGATACGTTGATCCGGATGATAGCGGGATGACGGCTGATGATTTTCAGGAGGCATGCCAGGATTTCTGCTTTCACTTTGTCTGTCCTAATTGTGAGCATTGGGACAGAGAAAATCGCGAGTGCACTGCAGATGACTGTTGCTGCACCGATAAAGCCTACGAGACACTGAAAAAGTACGAACTTTATATGACTAGAGAAAGCGGCTTCCTTGGTTGGAAACTCAGAACGAGAAAGGATGCCGAAGCTAATGGACAAACTTAGACCGTGCCCGTTTTGCGGCGGACAGGCAGATATAAGCATCGATCCTGACGCGGTAGTAGATACGGAAGGACGACGCTGGGCGTACACCGTGGTATGCAATAGGTGTTGCGCAACATCCGGGCTTACATATTTGTCTGAAAAAGCACGTGAAGCATGGAATAGGAGGATTAAGCATGGGTGAGCATAAAACAAATCCGGTTGCGATCGCGGCCAAAGAGGGCAGGCTCCCGCCAAAGGAGAAAAACCGCATGTCCAAGCGCCAAGCAGAGCGATTGCTCATGCTTGAGATGGAGCGGAGATTGATTCCCGCACCACTTCGAGAACAGTTCCGAATCTATCGAGAAATTTGGGAGAGGGGTATGTAATGTCAATAAGTAAAAAGACCCGCGAGACCGTATATCGCAAATACAACGGGCACTGTGCTTACTGCGGCAGAGCGATTGCCTACAAGGATATGCAGGTAGACCATTTGCGCCCTCGGCGTGCATATAACGCAGAGGACGAGGGAACCGACGATATATCAAACCTCATGCCGTCCTGCAGGATGTGTAACCACTACAAGCGCGCAAATACTCTGGAGACTTTCAGACGATACATACAGGAAATCCCGAAGAAACTCCGAGAGAACTACATCTACAAGGTCGGCATTGCCTACAGAAACGTCATAGAGATGGAAAAGCCGATAGTGTTCTATTTTGAGCAGTTGCAACTCCCTCATACAGGATTTCGCTGTGGTACGTGTAAGTACGATTTCGACTTAGACAATGTGGAGCCCTGCATCGACTGCGATAATGGCAGCCGGTGGGAGGAAAAAGGAGGCGGCCATGAGGAATAGACCCGCCCCTGAGACCATCCCGACGCCGGAGGGCGTATCTCTCTGCCCATGCCCATGGTGCGGCGCGGAGACGCATATAACATCCCTGACCTTCCCAGCGCGGGGCATGGCAAAGACGCTCTTCGGCGTGACGTGCGTCAGCCTAAAGCATCGGACTCCTATTGCATTTGTCACTCCGCAATCCGCCGCCACGTTCTGGGCCGACTGTGCAGACCGTGCAAAAAAGGCAGACGAAACGACCATTTTCGCGGCCTCACGAAAATGATAAACGCTTTAATCCGCTTTGCCGTTTCTTTAATCCGTAATTTCGTTTGATTTAATTTAAGGAGTGATGCAGATTTGGTCGGTACAAAGGTCAAGGCTTTGCTTGCGCTCACTGGCACGACGCATAGAGAGCTTGCCGAAGCCTTGAGTATTTCCCCACAAGCCTTGAGCAACAAGTTCCAGAAAGATAGTTTCTCCGTGTCCGATCTTATCGGCGCGGCAGACTTCTTCGGATGCAGGCTCAATTTCGAGTTCCCCAATGGCAGCAAAATAACATTTGCGACCGAGGATAGGAGGGAATAATGGCGAGAAAGAAATCTCCCCGCAGTATTCCGCGCACACAACAAGACGTCGACCGAGCGCTTACTTCCGGACGCGCAGAGGGCGCGAATTTCATCTCTACCATGATGCTCTTCATCCTCAAGGACAAGCACGGTTTTCCTGATGACGAGATAGAGCGACTCGCAAAAGAGGTTGATTTCTACTGCGCCCAGCTCAATTCCGGAGACATTTCATTCGCGGACGTCAAGAACGCGCTCAAGCAGGAATACGACGTGACTGTAAAATTCAGATAGGAGGAAAGAAAAAGAATGTACCATAAGAAACTATTCGCCGGTCAGCGCGAGTACGGCGGCGATCACTACAAGATAGTGAAAATTTACACGCAGGAGCGGGATCCCGAAAAGGTTCTTGAATACTGTCGTGCAAATATCAATTCCGGCATTTACCCGGACTACGACACATGGTATAATAACATCGCACCCGGCGGTAAATACTTCGGCGATATGAGGTATTTCTACGACGGCTGGTGCAAACTCGAAAAAGTACCGCACGGCTGGAAGTACACGCTGTGTAAACCGTATAGAGATAGAAGAGAAAGGGGAGCAGATAAGTAATGAAAATCGAAAAGATATCCGAACATCACATCCGTTTCAACAACGGTACGGTCATCAAGATTGCGCCGCAGTCTATGCGCATCGACACCACGTCGCTTTCGCTCGTGCCCAATATCAAGGACATGGACTTCAAAGAGCCTGTCGCCTTTACTGAGGGCGCGCATGGCTGCGCTTTCAGCTTCGGCAATATCGGCGGCAGGATGATACCCGTCAGCATCTTCGGCGGCGGTGCAAGCCGCGAGTGCGCCGTCTATTATGAGAATAAACTGAAACTGGTGGTGGAGGTATGCTGAACGATGGGCGCATAATGGGCTATCTCACCGGCGACCCTGTCCAGAAGTACGGCACGGTGGACGGCAAGCCCTATGCGCAGTTCACTCTTGCCTGTGAGCGCGACTTTCGCCCGCACGGCAAATCCACCTATGATTTTCCGTCGTTCGTGGCCTACGGGCGCATGAGCGAGGTCGTCACGCAGTATCTCAAAAAGGGGCAGACCGTCATCGTGGAGTATCAGCTCAAGTCAGTCTCCTATAATTTCGATGGGCGCAAAGTTACCCAGACGCGCCCCACGGTCACGAGAGTGCGCTTTGACCGGCTCCGCGACCCGCTTGTCAAGGTGCCGAAGAAAGGTGAACCGGGCAGTGAGGAATTTTATTATGAAGGCTTTGATGAAGGAGGGCTTATCGAGCATGGAGAACTTGAAAACGCAGACAGTTAAGCGTGTGTACCTTGTTACGCTCACCACACCGAACACACTTGCTTGCTTGAGTAGTCGGAACACATACTCAATATGTGCTGAGAGCGTTTCTGCGGCTCTCAGAGAGTTTTCAGCAGAATTTGAACATTGCGATGCCAGCGGCGCATATGACGTTGCTGTGAGCCTCGCAGACGCGCCGGAAAGAGAACTGTACGCAAACACGCTTGTCGCGCCCGACGCATATACATTTCTCCGCAAATGCGCGGAGGATGCGGCGATGCCCAGATGATCAAAAAGCTCCACGGTCATCCGTGGAGCCTTTCTTGTTGAAATATCTAAGTTCCTATGATATATTATAAATATCCTAACCGAAAATAAATATGGGAGGTAAATGAGATGAAAGAATGTTCTGCAGACAATAGCGAAGCGGGGGTAGACACGAAGCTTCAACCTGACAACGTGCTGGACGAACTGAACAGAGATGCGAGCAAACCGAAAAAGAAAGTGAAAACTTGGTGCATCATTGGAGGAGCCGTTGTGCTCCTGATCGCAGCATTTGCAATCGTGTTTGTGCCGAGAATAAAACTGGCAAAGGAGGCAAGCACGCTTGATGCGTCGATAGTTGCTGCGTGTACTGACTATACCGCTGACGAATATGACATTATCATGGATGTTTACGCGCAGTATGAAAGTACCACAGATGATGTGCGGAATCGTATCGCGAATACTGACATGCTCTTGGAAGCTGTTGAACAAGTGGGAACACTGAAAGCGGCGGCGGTTGTGGAGAGTATTTCTACACAAAGTACGGTAGACTCTTCTGACTTGGACGACATATACGCCGAGATTCTTGAGTACAGCCCTCTCATGACACGTGAGCAAAAACAGATGTGCTTAATGTATTATGCTGCTTTTTCGTCAATGTTCGATGTTGAGGAGACGCTGAAAGACAAATACATTATGAGCCCACAGTCGTACCATCGTTATTCGATAACGTCGGATTCTTTGTCGAGAAAGGAACTGGCCGACAGGGAGGTTTACTACTGCAATGTGACTATTACTTTTAGTACGAGCAATCTTTTCGGGGCAGAAGTAATGCACGACGATTTGAAGATGGAAGCCACCTATAATGTCAACGTTGATGAACTATCGGTAGAACTGTGGACAGTAAAATTCTGCGATGCTATGGACGCTTACAATGCAGAACTTAAAGGAAGATTCCTTTGATTAGGCTCAAACGCCCCGTAAAAACGGGGCGTAAAAATATTGCGTAACAGGTATTGACATTTGGGTAACCTTAAATTATAATAAGGGTGACCTAAAAAAAGGAGGGAGAAAATTGGCCGAGAAGAAGAGAGGGCGACCGACCAATAACCCGAAGCCTTTCCGTATTGCCGTAAAAATGGATGCAAGGACGAAAGATATTCTTGAACGCTACTGTAGGCAGGAAAATGTCACGCAGATGGAAGCTGCAAGGCGCGGGATTCAGAAGTTGGAAGTCGATTTGAAGTGAAGGAGAACCCCCCATGTTTGAGAAATACGACGCCGCATGTGCGGCATATATAGAGAATATGCGCAATAACGAGTTGTCAGCGCAGACGGTCACCGGTTATGCCCGGACGTTCCGACTCTTCCGCGAGAGCATGGCGCGCCACGGTTTTGCGGAGGTGACCGCCGCCGCGGTGATGAAGTTCCGTTCGGACATCGCCAACGACGCTATCACCACAGCAAGTCTCTACATGGGGCAGCTCCGTCAGCTCTCCGAGTTCGCGGCCAGATACGGCTATACAGAGGCGTTTGTGTTCGACGATGCTATGCCCCCCAAGGGAAAGGTCACCAGAGCCAAGAAGAAGGCGTATGAGCACGTTCTGAGCGTTGAGCAGATACATTCCCTTATCTCCGCTGAACGCCCCGTATACGGCAAGAAAATGGCTACGTGGGCGAGGGAACAGGCGGAGGTCACGCTTATGCTCCTCTCTGGCGCGCGTAATTCCGAATTACGCTCTCTCTCTCCGGCTGACCTCGATTGGGCGAACGGCTGCATAATGCTCCGCGTCACCAAGGGCGATAAGCCCCGCATGGTGCCGTTCTCCGCCGCGGCTCAGACGGCTGTGAAGAACTACCTCGCCTCCGGCATACGCCCGTCCGCCGCTGGCGATAATGCACCGCTGTTCGGCTGTGTGAGCCGCAAAACAGGGGAGTGGAAGCCGTTGGAGCGTACCCAGCTCTCCGAACTTATAAACGGGTATACCAAGTCCGTGATAGGTGAAGAAAGTGCCTGCCGCTCCCATGCGCTGCGTCACGGCTTTGCATCCGCCGCGCTTGAAGCCGGTGTTGCGGTCGATGATATAAGCGGCGTTCTCGGCCACGCTGACACCAAGGTAACGGCGATATACGCCCAGCGCCTACACCCTGCAAAACTCGCGGTCAGCATCGGCAATGTGCTTGAAAACGCCGTGGCAAGCCCTACGGCAGCCGTTTGATTGCGGTGATGGATTGATATGACGAAGCCCTCAGAACGCCACGTGGACGCTCTGAGGGCTTCTTGTATATTCTTACGCTTTGATTATCTCGTTCCATGTCGCTTTTCCACAGATCGCGTCAGCGTCTAAGCCGTGGTCGGACTGAAAAGCTTTGAGTGCGGCTCCGGTCTGAGCGCCAAACTCGCCATCAACCCATCTTGGATTGTAGCCCTTATACTTTAACGCCGCCTGAAGCATAGCAACAGAAACATCTATGTCGCCATTTTGTATCTCAGGTAAAGATACCGCAATGTTACGATTAAGTTTAGGCGTTTCAGGGCTTGATGGAGCTATATTTTCAGCGTTGCCATTATATCTAAGCACTACATCCCAAGGATAATTATAATAGCTACGTGTGTATATCTCGCGCCCGGTCTGGTCTCCGGTTTGTCCGCCGGTCACAGTGCCGTACTCATTGATGCTCGCCTGCACTAGCTGCCCGCCGCCGATATACAGGGCGGTGTGATGGACGTGGTTTAAGAGCACGTCGCCGCGCTCAAGCCCTGCGCCAGTCGAGAGGTCGACGCTGCCTGTCACGTCCTCGAAGCCGTGCCTCAGCATGTCCCCGCGCATGTTGCCGGTATATGTGCAGCTGAGGGGAACCCCTGCTTTCCTGAAAGCGGAGATCACCAGACTGCTGCAGTCGTAGTCAGGCCCCCAGCGGTTGGCCTGGTCGTAGCCGTGGGTATCATCTGCGGCGATCCTCCGTGCCCACGTTACGGCGTTATCAATCACGCTCATTGGGCTCCTCCTCATAAAGGATGGTCAGGCCGTAAGCCTTGGCGGCAGCGTGCTCGAGTATGCAGCCTCTGGCGTTCTCCCATCCTTTGCAGAAATACGCCGCATGGCAAAGGCTCATGTTCGTTATTGACCTCGCAAGGAAAATCAGCGGAATATTGACGACACCGCGTTCCTTGCATTTTGCGGCGCTATACCATTCATCCGTGAACAGTGTGTTCACTACCTCGTAGCCCCTGCTCTCAAGCGCGGCTATTGCCTGCTCTCGCGTCGCTACGATTTCCTCTTCGGTCTTACCGTTCATCGGCTGTGATAACATTGCTTTCATTCAATTGCCTCCTCACTCCGTATACTCCACGCCGTACCGGTCGAACAGAGCCTTGACCTTTGCGTTCTTGAGTATCTTTTGCTGCTGGCCATGATTCAACGCATCATAAACTGTCTGCAGCGCGGTCTTGGTATCGGAGGCTACTTCCTCCGCCGCTATCGTCCATTTCCCTTTACTCATTGACCGTTACCCCCAGCACGTTCAAGGCGTTTTGCATGTCCTGCTTTTCCTCATCAGTTCCACCTTGCTTTATCTCCGCGATTTTTGCAAGAATAACATTCTTTCGTTCTTCTATCGTCATTCGGCATTCACCCCCAGCGCTACCTCTATCTCCGATAATGCCGCTTCGTACTGTGCATTCAGTTCTGTCACATACGCCACTTGCGCCGCATAAGCTTCGCTCAGGTCTTTCCACGGAGTTCCCATCTCACCCCGAAATTCTTCTCCGTCCTCGCGTGTCCACGTCTCGCCCTCGGGGACGAAGCGGTAGCTCTCTATCCACTCTGCACACTTGCCGTTAAAGGCATCTGTTTCAATTGCTCTGCGCCCCTCTGCCGAGGAGACATAGCATTTATAGTCACTGTCTATGTAGATTGTCATGTCGTGTCTCCTTACTCAAGCCAGACCTTATCAAAGTAGGCTCTTATGATGTTGCCGTAAGTGCTGGTATCAGATTGAGCATACAGCGATATGTACTTGTTGCCTGTGATAGAGGAAATATCAAGGCTTGTAGTAGTGCCAGCGGTAAGAGTCACCGTTGTGGTTGCGGTGTTATCCCCTAACACGGTTGTGCCAACTTGAATCTTTGCTGTGCCTTCGGCACCATCGATTTTGTTGAGACGAACTTTCAAGGTGCTATAATCTGATAAATTGATTGCGGAAGATATACCAATTTCGCCCCAGCCCGGTTTCAATACCAGACCATTATCCCAAGTATATCCGTACAAATAGATTAAGCCGTTAGAGACTTGAGCATCGCCATAACCACTATCGGCATTTGACGAATCCCACGCATAGCCGCTTACTACGCCATTGTTGAACAGCACAAGCTCATAACTCAGCGTCACACTCGCACTCTGGCCATCGGCAGTGATAGAAACTGTAGCCGACTTTGTTTTGCCACTGCCGTCTGTCGCGGTTGCGGTGATAGTGTAAGTTCCGGCAGCATCGACCATGGCTGTCCATGTCTTAGTACCAGCGCTGGTGTTGGTGTCGCTGGCTACCTGCGTTCCGGAACTGTTTTTGACAACACAGGTGCTCTGTGCAGGGTAAGTAATGGAGATAGTCGCAGAAAAATATGCTATTGTAAGTGTGTAATCAGCTGTGATCTCGACAGTTCGTGTCGCGGTCTGGCCTGCACTGTTCGTCATGGTAACAGTCCATGTACCGGTTGAAAGGCCCTTGAAGACTGCAACACCGCTGCTATTGAATGTCCGGGTATAGGTTTTCCCGTCTTTACTGACGGTCACGATGTCGCCTGCAATGCCGGTAACTGTAAGAGTACCACCGGAACCACTGCTGCCTCCTGCGTTTGTTTTTCCTATTGCCATTTAGATACTCACCTCCAACAGATAATTGTAGGTATCGTGACGGCTGCATCAGGCGCAGACGCCGCATACAGATATATACCGCCGTTATAGCACTCTGCTACGGGTGCAAAATTCCCGCTCGTGGCATCAGTAAGCGAAAAGATGATTTCCGGTGTCATGCTTGCCAAAACCCCAGTGAGACCCACGGATGCCCTGTAAGGATAATCCTGATATGTACTGTTAGAGACAAAGGATGCCGTGGCGATTGTGGTGTTAAGAAACTGCACTTTGACTGCATCTGGGGCAAGATTCTGATACGTCACACTGCCATCCGCGAGTACTTCATTATTATAGGTAAACGAAGCAGTCGTGTCGTCTGTGAACGTTATCGTGATTTTGGTTTGACCGTCTGCGGGGCTGCTGCCAACGATGGTTTTAATGCCTCTTGTTATCATCATCCAGTAGCTCTGCCAGCCTGCGGTGACACCGGGCTGCACGTCCTTACTTGCAGCAAGGGCGAGCCACGAACCGCCTAAATTCTGCACACTGTCGAGAACTTCATAATTGGTGTTTGCGGCGTATGCGCCGCGCGGCCTGATTGATACTTTACCGAGGTTGTATTGTGCCATCTCTTATCACGCTCCTATTCTTTCATCGTCTGTGACGGCTGTAGCAATGGGGAAGTCGTTGACTGAAACTGCGTTTATGGTCATGGTTCCCGTCTGCCCTATCGGCCTTGTGAAGCCCTGTACAAGATGCCTCTCCGTGGGCGCTCCGGGCTTGTCCTCTCGCCGTATGGTTATGATCTGGTTTTCCACAATGTGGAACATCTGCGTCGTGGTCAAGGTCACAGTCTTGCCCAGCACGGCATAACGCTTGAGCTGCCATTCGGCATACGCCTGACACATTTCATCTGAGTAATAGTCCTTCATTGAAAGTCGCTTGGTTTTCAGCCCTATGCGGCTAATGCAGGTGTCAGAGGAAATGTCGCGGTTCTGCGCTCTGCCACGGGCGGTAAGGCTTTCGTTGTTCGTCGCACCAACTACAATGACGTCGTTGTAAACCTCGGCAGGCTTCGGCGCATACCGGATGCCCATTAGCTGCTTGCCCATCGAGAAGTCCCACAAAACAGGTTTAGATGTATCAAGAATGTCATCCTGTGACGGATCTACTGCCAGCCGTCCGGTCGGGTTATAGCCCACCCATGCAGCAAGCATCTCTGCAAGTCCGAGGATGACCTCGCCGATATTCCCATTCTCAGAACTGAGATAGTCGTAAGGGGCGGTTATCAGACTTACACTTGAGCCGTCGGTAAGCGTCTGCGTTTTGTCGTTGTAATAGCTTGTAAAGAGTGGAGCAACTGCATCTATGGGCGCGCCAGCTGTTCCGGACATATCAAAGCGGTTGAGCCTGAGCAGGGAAGCTATGGCGGCGAAGATGTTGGTTCCGGCGTTTACACAGTAAGCGCCCTCAAGGTTGCCGCCAAGCGTTCCGTCGATTGCCGCCCATTTGTCGGTCAGCTGATATGATGCCTGACGGAGTCCCGGCTCAAAAGCCTCTTCCGGGTTTTCCACAAGGAAAACGCCTTGCGGAATATAGAAGTCTGTACCATCCGGGAGTATCAGCCCCTCGGAGAGCCTGATTTGCTGCCCAAACCATATCTTGTTGAGTGCATAATCATAAGCTCCATCGAGGTTTGCAAGGGAGATGTTTACCTGCCTGCGGCTGCCATTCTGTAAGTTCACAGTAATGTCACCTTCTTGAATAAAGGCTTTGGAACGTTTGTTCGCCACCTGATTATCCAGAGCGAAAGCCACGCTGCCGTTCGGCTGCAGGAACTCAAGCTTTGCCAGTTTTGTGAAGTCAGTCTTTAACGTGGAAAGGTATTGCTGCCAGTTTTGGCTATACATTTTGCGCTCACCCTCCCACATTCAAAGTTGCCTGAAGGTTGTTGCTGTCGATGATTTCAAGTCCAGCGACAGTGAAGCCATCAGTCGTCGTCTGAATGAGGTCACCATCATCGGAAAGACTCAAAACAGAACCGAGCTCGTAGTTATCATTTGTTGTCCACACAAGGTATCCTGTCGCAGGGTCAACAGTTATGCTGGTGAATATAATACTGTCACTCGGCCAGAATATGGCTTCGGGCGAGTTGATTATCTTGAGTCCAGTTGCTTCTCCTACTTCGACCCATCCAATCGTCACCGTCTGCGGCATGACAACGCTCTTGTGGTCTACACTCACTGTGATTGGCTGGTTAGTGTGGATATTGAGAAAATGCCCCTTGGGGTCACGCAGAAACAGCGTGTTTTCAGACGTCGAGAGGTTTCGTAGTGCCCGCGCCTGAGCTAAGGTGTCAGAGTATGTTGCATCTCTGCCTATTTTGCCGATATAGCCCCCGACGCTGCCGGTAAGGTAATTAGGCGTTTCTGGCTGCCGCGTTGGGTATCGGGTGAAGTTCTTCTGCAGGGTAGGGGAGTTGTTGTTGGAGAACTGTCCCTCAGCCACACCGCCGCTGCCAAAGCGGAAGAAGTAGCTTGCCACAGCGGTATATGTGCCGTCTGCATTGGGAGTGGCTTCTATGATATTCCACATCCAGAACTGCACTTTCACGGCGTTGGTGACGATTGCAGCAGTGAGGTATGCCAATGGGCCTGTGGGGAAAACATAATATGTATATTCCTGCCCGGAACACGCACTCCAATCTCGAATCTCCCCGACTGTCCGCCCGACGGTCACGATCTTTTCAAGATTGCTCTGTCCGGTCGTTCTGCGATAGATGTCGTAACCTTGAGTCGTTTCTATCTGCGCCCAAGTTACCAGTACGCTTCCGTCCGAGGTCTGACAGGCGCTTGCACTGCCGACCGAATCTTCGGATACCTCGTATTCAACATGGAAGTCTACCCAGCCGCTTGACGCATCAACGCCGTTTACCGTCTGAACATCAAGGATGATGCTGTAACTGGTGTCGTTGAGGAATCCGGAATAGTCTACCCTTAACTCACCGGTTCCATATATTTTGCCAGTGTCCACAAACGCGTCGCCACGGTTGCCTTCGCTGTCAACTTCACATATGCGCCACCGTACCCATGCAAGAGCATCGTCCTGTGCCTGAGAATATGTTCCGGTAAAAGTGGCCGAATAGCCGGTCAGGGGATCGCTTATTGCAGATATGGCCACAGTCGGGAAACTCCTGCCAAGGAGCAGCGATGCAGTTGATTGGGTTACCGAATCGGTGCCGCTCCACCATTGAGTAATCACGAACTTGTATTCGTTGCCGTTCGTGATGCCGCTTGCGCTCAGTGTCGCTTTTGGGATGGTTACGGTATAGAATTGAGTCTCTCCTGCGTAATTCACGCCCCAAAACGGGGTCGTAAGCAAGACTTTGCCGGTGTCGTACTTTTCAGTAGAAGCAGAATTGTTTTCATAGAGAACAATTTGATACGCAAGCATAGGGGAATCCCCATTGACTTGCCAGCTTATGTCCAGCGGCTGCGTCAAGTCTACTGTACCGCTGCTGTTTATTTCATCAGGGCTTATATTTGACGGCTGAAAAAGCAAAGCTTCTCACCTCCCATCACTTCGGCCCGTCGCCGAAACACCATGCTTTGCCGGTCGACAGGCTTCCCCACCAGATGACAAGCACTGTGTCTCCGGCTGTGGCGGTTGCGACTTCTTCGCAGTACGGGATGGATATCGTGCGCCCGTATGGCTGACGCACAGATATCTTCCCGTTACTTGGAGCGGCGACGACGTCGAACCTGTCCACGCGCAGGCAGTTCCCAGTTCTCTCGGTCACGGCCTGATCTACCTTGGGTTTTAGTGCGTTCCAAAACTCTATAATTCCTTCGAGCATATTAGCGCCTCCCGTTTAAGTGAGCTTCAAAGTCTTGAGCTTTTCGGCAAGCTCCTTGACGGTCATATTCTTTGCCTCTGTTTCGGAGAGCTTCAAATCGCCGAACTGGTAGTATACGTCGTGACTGTCGGTGCTGCGGAAGATGCTCTCGCCGGTGGTATCGGTGGTGTTCTTTGTACCGCCTGAAATGGCGTGCAGAATATCGGCAATGCGCTTCTGCTCCTCATCGCTCGCGTTCGCTATCAGCTCTCGCAGCGCCGGACTCATGGTCAGGTCACCAATATCACCGATATTGCCGTTCTTGATCGCATCAAGTTCCTGCTCGATTTTGGCATCCTGATAATCTTTCTCTGCCTCTGCCAGATTCTCTTGAGCCTTGAGGATGTCATCGGCTTTTGCCACCCATTCCCACTGTCCGGTGACTGGATTGTAGATTCTGACCGTGCGCTGTTTTTTTGCGTTCTCAAGCTCCTGCCGTGCCTTTTCAACCGCCTGTTGCTTCTCTGCAAGCTTATTGGCTGCGTTGGTCGAATCGGTAAGAGCCTCCAATGAGTCGACCAACTCGCCCATAAGGTCATCAGAGTAGCCGTAACCGCGGTTCAGAAGATCAAGAACTTCGTTTGATGTGTTGCTGTATCCCTTGTTGAGGTACTGTTGCACGAAATCTCGAACCATCTTTGCGGCCTGCTCCTGCAAAGCCTGTTCTTTGGCTCGGTCATTCCGGTTCCGGGCAAGCTCAATCTGCTTGTCTATGTTGTCGAGCTTTTCACTGACTTCTTTTTTTAGCGGATCGTCTTCTTCGGTGTTGCTGGCTGTGCTGCCGCCGACGCCAGTTCCGCCGCTGTGGTCGCCGCCGTAGACACCACCATTGCCGCCGGGTCTTACAAGCCCTGTGCCGCCTGCGTGCATCGGAATTTCTTCTTTCTCGCCGGTAAGCATATCTTGGGTTTGCTTTGCGGTGTAGACTTTGGCACCGGGGGACAGGTCGACAATGGCCATTTTGCCGCCATTGGCAATATAGGCATCGCCGTTGTCCACGATAAGTTCTGCCGAACTGCCATTAACTGGCGCACCGTCGTTGACCACCGCGCGACCACCGGGAGAATTTTGAGTGCCGCCCGCATTAGTTGGGATGAGGGCACCGCTTGCTGTTTGCTTGTATTTTTTCTCTATTGTGGTGATCGTGACGGTTTTGCTCCGAATCGATGCAAGGCGTGAATAGATTACATTGAGTACGCCGCTTGCGTTGTCTCTAACGGAAACGTGTATCTGCTTGGAATCGGGGATTTCGTTTGCGGCATCGCCAACGTCACGCAGTTCGTTCGCCGCTTCTGCCGCACCAGACGCATCTGCTCCGACCTCCACGGAACCACTTGCATTGTTTTTTGCCTGATTAACGTTGTCGAGCTGCTGCTGGGCTTCTGATGCACCGGGCACAGTTACCGGCACATCCACCGAACCGGAGGCGGTTTTTTTCTTCTCGTCTAATTGAGCAAGCTTTGCGTTTGCCTCATCAATCTCCGCGTCAACATCAAACGTAACAGGATCCTTAGCTTTGGCTTTGGCGTCGTCTGTCTCTCCGAGAAGCGCCTCGATTGTCGAGATTATTTGACTACGGGCTTCCTCAGCGGAACCTACACCGAGTTTGTCTGCCCAATTGACAGCTCCTGCTCGTTCCAGCCCCTCAAATACGCTGAGAAGTCCCTCGACGGTCGTCTGTCCCGTGATTTGAGAGAGTGCAGACGCATAGTCTGAGAGAGAATGCGAACCCTCACCGAGTTTGTCACCCAACTGTGATACGATATTGGAGGCTTCCTCTCCTGTGTAGAAGACACCGTCCATGTAGACACTGAGTCCCTGAGCGAGAGCCTGCGCCATCCCCTCGGTTATTCCGAGTTGTTCTGCGAGTTCCTTATAGGAGGAGATCGCTGTGATCGCCCCGCTGTCATCGAACGAGACGATTCCGTCGAGTGAGCCACCCTGCGCGGCTTCATTGATGACATCATAAAATGCACCAAACATATCGCCGCTGTTGAATATTTTGCCGAGGTTGCTGTCGCTCATCGCCCATTCCATGGCATCGGCGACGCTATACCCAAACTGCTCTTTTATATCGTCGGGGATAAACTGGTCGTAGAAAGACTTGACGTATGCCGAGCTGACTTTGCCTGCCTGAAAGTCCTTCATGGCGTTGTTGAAGGCTGTCTGCATCGCATTTGCGTTGGCTTCTTTGTCAGCCAGCCCGTCAAGTTCGGCGTTGTATCTCTGTAAAGCTTCTGTCGCTGCGTCGACCGAGTTCTTTACTTCCTCGAAAGAATCCGCTACTGCGTCCGTCCCGCTGGTGTCGATTTCGCTGGATTTCTTTGCGATGAACTCATACAGCGCAATCAGAGCCTCTGCATCTTCTCCGATTTCTCTTCCGTCTTTCTTATAGGCGACGAGTTTGTCGTAAAGATCGTCGTAGTTCGACGCGATGTCGAGGATCGCGTTCCTGTACTCGGTTAGTGTAGTCTCGCCTTTCGCATACTCGTCATGGGCAGCGGCCAGCTCTCTCCTGAACTTACTTACGGTGTCTGCACCCAAAGTCGATGACTGCCCCGCCTTGCTGTCAAAAGTGTCTGAAGAAACTGCCGTCTTTTTACTCCAGTTGGCATCCATCCACTTGTCGTACTCGGCGTCCCTTGCAAGTTGGAGTTGCCGCTCCGCCTCGTCGTTACGCATTTTCAGAATATTATATTCGTTCTGTTCAGCGATTGTCAGCTCATTGACTCTACTCTTGAGCTCGTCAAAGCGCGTTCCCTTGCCGTAGGTAGTCTCATACTCTGATTCGAGGTCAGACAAAATCTGCGCCTGCTCTTCATAGGTAACGGTGAGCGCATCTACGGCTTTTACTATGCCGTAGATTACTGCCGTGGCGCCTGCTACCCAAAAGAGGGGGTTTGCAAGCATCGCAGCAGTAAGCGTTTTGAGAGCGGCGGCACTCGCCAGAGTCCCGGCAGCTAAAGGCCCTTGCGCCAAGGCGAGCGCAGTTATGCCAGTTTTGAGCGCAACCGCGCCCTTGGAAATAAGCGCAAACGCTGCTGTCACACCAGCTACAGTGACGACAAGGTGGCCGAAGTCGCTATCAAGAACCTTGACAAGTCCAGTGATAACATCAAGTCCACCTTTTATAAGGCTGGTATCGGCCATGTTGGAGACGAACTCAGTCCATGTATTCTTGAGAATATTTGCCTTCGCGTCCCAAGTATCGAGCATGACGCTGACTTCCTGATCGGCGCTGCCCGCAGCGACGCCCATATCAGCCAACATGCTTTTGTACATATCGAAGTTCTCAAGGAGCGCAAGGAGCTGGTTCGTGCGGAGTTTTCCGCCGAGGGCAGAGACCATCTGCATCAAATCTGCTTCGGAGATAAGTCCATCCTTGGCCGCCTTTGACAGTGCTTCGATGGCTTCCATCGGGTTTATAAGCTTCCCTGTGGCCTCTGCCGCCGCGACAACATCGGGGGCGTACTTCTGGAGTATGCCGCTAAGAGACTGTACGGATTCCTCGGTTGCTGTCACGCCATCCGAAATTTCGGTAGTAGTATCGCCTAGAATGTTGAGAATAAGCGCTCTGGCCGCAGTTGCCGCCTTTGTACCGCTCTCCTGCGTAGTGGCGGTGATCGTGCCGAGCATGGCCATGGTTTCTTCCATGGACATTCCAGCCATTGAGGCTACATTGGCAACGATGGGCAAGCCTTCAGCTATTTTCTGGATGGATGTTGCATAGTTGTTATCTATAGTGTTTGCTTCATCCAGTGCGAGGGAAAGCTTTTCAACGTTGCCGTGATATTTCCATGCTGCGTCTGCCGAAAGGAGAAACTGCGATGCTGTCTCCTGATCCGTGTCGCCGACGAGCTGTGTCTTTATGGCCAACTCGCCAAGACCCTGTGCGGCTTCTTTGTAACCTGCACGGGCGAAAGTAGAAACGTTCTGGAGGTACTCGTTTGCTGCAACGCCGTACTTAGATGCGGTGGAGTACGCCGATTCGCCAAGAGCATCCATCTCGTCCTTGGTCATGCCGGTGACCTTGCGCACGGTCGCAAGCTCACTGTCGACCTCTTTCATGGTGGAAAGAGCTTCAACAAAAGAGTTCTTCACGGCGGCAATGCCGTTGCCTATCAGCTGCCATGCCGCCTGCTTGGCAACGATACGACCAAGGCTGTCTCCCAGCAGGTCGGTCAGCGCCGAAGTTTTCTGCGCCTCGGTGCCCGCTTTTTGCGTTGCGGATGCGGCTTTGGTCTGCCCAGTAGCCAATCTATTGGCCGACTGCGCGGTTTTCTCTTGTTGTGCGGCAAGTCTGTTAGAAGTTTGCTTCGTTTTTTCCTGCGCGACCTGAACCTTGGCTTCTGCCGCTGCCTGCTTTGCGCTTGCAGTAGCCTGTTTGGTCTGCTCTTTCGCCAGCTGGATAACCGACTTTGAGACTTTGTCAACAGCCCCGGCGTTGACTTTTATCTCTATTGGTGTACTGCTCAGTCTTTTGCCGATGTTCTCTATGTTGGTAAGCGAGGCTATCGCTTTTGCGTCATTTACATTTACTTGTATCTGTACTATTGTGCTCATTTAGCGTTAACCTCCGCTTGCAACATAACGGCGCATAGTGTATAATCTATATAGAAGGGAGTTGATATCATGAATTGGGATGAATCCCAGATGGCTGCTCAAGCCTTCGCACAAGGTCAAGGAGGTATGTCTCTCGGCCAGCAGTGGGCGCTTGCTGCCATGCTGCGAACTGATAAGTCCTCAAAAGCCAAGAAAAAATCCTCTCCAAAGCCCACAAATCCGGTCAAGAAGCCGTGAATCCCATAGCCCTTAATGCAGCGGCAATATCGCTGTCGGCTTTTCCATCGTCCACGTATTCGTCTCGCGCTTCATCCATAAAGGGACGAGCAAAGGGCTGATGCCAAGCAGGATCGCCCTCCTCGACGATTGGAGTGAGATCAATGCCGTCGGCGTGCTGCGGCTCTGCTGTGTTTTCCAGTGTCAGTGTCAATCCATCGACGGTGGTCAGCATGGTCGTGTCATCAATGAGACCTCCATTTTCTTCGCGCCGCTTGTACATAGCGGATGGAGACGCAGGGTAGATGTAAACATTTTCTTTTGCCTTTTTCTGTATTGCTTCTTTTAGCCCATCAGCAACGCTGTCTCTTAGTGCATTTTCAATGGCCGAATCTAGCAATCCGCGAATCTGCAAATAATCTTGTAAGACGCTCATATTGCCCTCCAAAACACAGGAATAATCCCTTGTTGAAAGAATCATTCATCTGTCTTGGATAAGCCCCCGACTTGCGCCGGGGGCTTTATTTTGATTTAGGTGACGGTTACGGGGATTGTGTCGGTGTAGGTCACCTTGGAAATGCTGTTGGTCACGGTGACAGTGGCCGTGGTGGTACCAGCAGCTACACCGGTCAGCACAGGGGAGTGCGGGTCGTTGAACTTCGCAGTCTCTTCTGCGCCAGTGGAGAAAGTGACCTCACTCATGTCGGAGATGTTGGTGAGATTACCGGCAACGTCATACTTGGCGACAAGCTCGGTGGTCTTGCCGTTTACTACGGAAACACCTGCGCCAGCGCCGACAAAGTAGACACCCTCGACGGAACCGGTGGAAGTGCCGGAAACAAACTCATCAACGATGTAGCAGTAGTTCGGCATGGCGTTGCTTACGCAGACATCGGTGCCGACTTCATCAGCGGTCAGGCAGTTGCCGGACAGGTCAACAGAACCGGGAGTGGTCTGGTTGATGGTGTCGGACAGTGCGCCGGTGAAGAAGTAGTAGGGGATGTAGTAGTGGCGAATCTTGAAGAGAGAAGAGTTCTTCGCATCACCGCCGCCATTCTTGGCGTAGATGTTGACCGCAAAGTGGACGCGGACGACCTTCGGCTGGAACAGCGCGGGAACTGCGAGCTGCAGGGCAGAGCTGTTCTGCACGAAATACTTCACGCAGTAGGTGTTGCCGGAAACAGCGGTGAAGCCCTGAATAGTGCCATCGCTGCCGACCTTGTAAGCCTTGCCGCTGTTTGCTGCCACCGTGTCCTTGTCATTGCCGGTAGAGCCGAGAATGTAGGCCACAGCGCCGTTCTGACCGCCAAGGGGAGCCACAGCACCGGTTATGGTCAGCGCCGCACCGCTTGCTACAACGGGCTTCGAGGTCTCAACGACGCCGTTGCCGGTCAGGCTCTGGCCGATAGTCAGCGCCATGTTGTTCAGCGCGGAGTCGGCGGTCTTGGCCGTGAAGGTCAGACGGGAGGTGTCGGGAATGTTGATGATAAGCATGTTGCCGGGGCCGCCTTCAACTGCGCCGTCATTCATGCTGCCCGCGGGAGAAAAGTCGGTTACGTACTTGGAGAAGCCGACAAGATCGTCGGTAGCGACATCGAACGCCTCAAAGTACACGATTCCCTTGGAAAACTCATACTGAGGGTTGAAAGAATACATTATGTATCACTCCTTGTTATTGTGACATCGGCTCAGGGAGTTGCCCCTTTGCCTTGGCTTCGAGCTGTGTCAGTGTCTTGAATCCGGCAGGCAGCTCCGAAATCCTGTCGAATTTCCACGTCGGATAAGGCGCGCCTTTCTCAAACTTCGTGAGCCCGACCGCTTGAGCCAACGTGTAGATTTGGTAACCGAGGGTTCTGTCGATTGCTCTGTCAAATCCTCTGAATTTGCGTATCGGCCAATCCCATAGCTCGTCCGCATCTTTTCCCACATTCGCGGCTACGGAATAGACCCACGCCTCGATCTCAATATCGAGCTTCGGCATATTTTGGCTGTTTAGGTACTGCTCTGCCGCGACCAGTTCCGGGTTCCATTTTTCGTCCGGAAGCTGATAGTCGTTTTGGGCGGCAATTATCTGCCGTACCTCATCCATCATCTGGATGGTCAGAACAGTTTCGTGCTCCCTGATGTAAATGCCAATAAGAGTGCCCTCTTTCCGCAGGGTGGAAAGCTGATACCCGTATGCGCCGTCAGGCAGTTTGATTCTTTCGAGCCTCAACGCTTTTGCTACAACATTGAGAACTGGTTCCAAAAAAGGACTGCCGTTGCCGAGCTTGTCCATTTCGTCAAGGCACTGACACCATGACAGGCGGGCAAACTTCGGCGGCAATGAGGATTGCATAAGTTCAAATGCGGCGGCTGCGCTTCGATACAGGGGAAAGTCGCGCACCGTCAGCGGGTAAAATGTCAGTCCATTGAACTCGATTTCTTTGTTTTCTCGGACTTCATTTGCATATTTATTAACGCCTTGCATATTTTCTCCTCGGCGTGTATGCCTTTAGATGTTGTCATCGCCGTTCCAGTCGATGTACTGATAAATCTTGTAGCCGGTGTTCACGCGCTCGTCATCAAACTTTGTGATTTGGTAGGTGTTCAGTGAGCCGACCCCGCCGAAGTTCACACCCTCAGTGGCTTCAAGAATCGCCTGTACTATGGCGTAAGACCTTGAATTTCCCATCACCTGCATGTTTGCCTCAATGCCGTAGTTGCACATGATGCAGTAGATGATGGTCTGTCGAAAAACGTAGGTGTTTTTCTGCTGGATGCGATTTGCGGGGCCGAGATAGATTCTCAAAACGCTCTGCGCTGTATCCTGACTCTGCCTGACGAGTTCCTGTGGGAAGATTCTGTACCCGCGTTCTGCATCTGGCGGGTCTGCTGGATGCAGAGGGTCGAATTGAATCGCCTTAATCTGCTGCGGTGTCGGAAGTGGCTGTTCAAGCGGCTTTGCGCCGTCCCAATACAGGAGTTTCTTGAGTCTCGCCCTCGGAAAACTGTTATCCGAGGGCGGCGTATAGCCGCGTGACGGCAAGTCCATTAGGTATTTCATCAACCTGTACGGGAGCTCTTCGGCTCCCTTCATCGTGTTGCCCGCTACAACCTTCATATAGGGGTAGTAGGGGCTATCAGTGGAGGGCTGCGCGCCTATCCAGTCAGGCATTTTCTTTCTCCTTCTGAAGCTGCTCTGCCATGTCCTTGACCTCGTCCAGCTGTGCGAGGATTTCCTTTGTGAGTTCGGGTGTGATTTCGGCGGTCAAGGTTCTCATCACACGCCCCACAGGGTCATTGTTCTGCTCTATCAGCGCATGGATGCTGTCATTTAGCATCATTGAGAACGTCTTGAAATCGTTCATGATTTCATAAGCCTTGTCCGAAAGATCGTTGTCATGGCGGCGCACAAAGCGGTTCATCTGCGAGAAAACATGGCTCTGCGCCCACTCGTCGTAGGCCTCTTCGCTCATGCAGGAATCTAGTTCACCGGAAATCGTTTCTACGCCTTCCCAAATGAAGTTCTGCTTCTTGAAGTTCTGATGCAGATAACTCTTTGCGAAAACGCCCATAAGAAACTGCTGCTTTACGCCGAAACGTTCTCTCAGCAGAGGGGGCAGCGTATCGCCTCCGGGAGTTTTCATTTCTTCTACACAGGCAATGGCAAACGCTTTTGCCATGCCTTCCTTTTGAGACAGGCTCAGATAATCGTCTGCCTTTCTCAGAATCTCTTCGGTTATCGTGATCGCCATCGTCATTTCTCCTTTTCCTTTGGCGTTAAAGCTTATTTGCGGCGCTTCTGTGCGCTTTTCTTTGCTGGGGTATCCGTGCCCACTTTAGCGGCTATCGGCGTTCCTGCGCCTTCCTGCGGCTTATTAGCGGCGTTTTTCATGCAACGCACCCATTCAGGGAGCAGCACTGCGCATCTTTTCTGCCCACAAAAACGCTGATAGGGGCAAAGCGAATGATACAGATTCTGTTTATCCACGGCGGAGGGCATTGGTTCTCGGTCACAGATTATGTAAGGGATGCCGTCTGCCTCGCGAGCGTGGGTACATTCGTACTTCATGGGATTTCACCTCAATCCAAAAGTTCTATGCTCATTTGAGCGGTACTGTCTTCGCGCGTGGCTGTCACTATCAGTGGCTTATCTGAAAGCCCGTAGCAGGTGAGTGTTGCCTTATTGCCGCGCACGTCTGCGCTGTATGCGTCCTCATCAGCTCCCGAAAAACTGAAAGTGACAACATCGTCTGTTGCAGTACCGTTCTCGAACCAAACTGCGCTTATCTCGGCAGTTTCAAGAGAGTGAAGCGCTGTCAGGGGAGTGCTGGTAAAGGCGACGTAGCCTTCGCCAACAGCGGCAACAGTGATGTCCACGGTCTGCGCAACGTCCGGATTTTGAGCAAGCGTAACGGTTACTGTCGCAGAGCCTTCGCCAACAGCCTTTACAAGCCCGTTTTCATCCACTGTGAGCACGTTTGTGTCAGATGATGTAAATACATAGGTAATGGGGTTCTCGGCAGTAGAAACAACGCTCTCGCCGTTCCTGATGCTTTTTACGGCCAATGTTTGTGTTGAACCGGCGTTCATGCTCTTGTCTGCGGTCACGGAGATCTGCCAGTTGAACGCAAGCCCGTCAGCTACTCCGCGTTCAAAGTCGTCCTGCGGCAGCGGCTCTGTCAGCTCTATTGTGAATGTGATGATATGTACGCTGTCCGCCTTGTTCGTGAACTCCCTCGTGAAGTTGTTCACGCCGCGCATTGCGTAAGACATATTGCCCAAGAGCAGCCGAGTGTTCTCTATAAACGCTTTGGAATACTTATTGAGCTGACACACGCAAGAGATATAGTTCTTTGCAGTGATACTGTTCTCCGTTGCATGGCTTGCGTTGCCGAGAGTGCCCATCTTGGCGTAGCTCATGGGGATAGAAATGACGTTGCCGTAGTAGTCGAGGACATTAATGACGGCGTTGCAGCGCCGCACAACAGCCTGACCTATTCCAAGCCCCATGTTGTTGGGCTTGTAGACGATCCACCAGTTGTTGGCATATTGCATGTAAGAGCCGATGGGGATATAAGTCAGTCCTGCGGGTTGGATGATATAGATACGCTGCCAGTCGTCCGGCTGCAATTCGCCCGTGGCGGAGGAAGATGCAAAGGTCGAGCGGATCTGGATGGGCGTGTATTCGTACCAGTCTTTGGATGTATCTACTCCCTGACATGCTGTGTTGAATACATTGTCTGCGAGATCACCAACGTCTACGGCATTAGCCTGCGTCGGATGGGTGAAATACTGCTTTTGCAGCCCCTGCGAGTGCATCCACTCGTTTGTCAGCGGGGCGTAGTCGCATCCGCCGACCATCCCGGCGTTTCGCGCCAGTTTGTTCAGATTCATGCCCCGCCTCCTCTTATCAAAGATTTGTGCTGAGAACAGTTGCTATGTAGTTTCTGTTCTCCTCGTAGTGGCGGAGCATGCCGTAGAACTGCTGCATGACCTCTTTCTGCCGCGCGGTGTTGGCGTTCGTCTGTGAAGCCTCGCTTATCGTCGTGAAAGAGCTGTCGCGTATCTTGGATGTGCGCTCTATGGCGTTGTTGTCGAAGCGGTGCTCCCACGCCGCGTATATCGCATAGGCGAGTATGGTCTGCTCCGTCCGGCTGAGGTCTGCGGCAAACTCACCGCTTTTATAAAGGTTGATGGACAATGTATCGTCCGGGGATAGGTCGATGTTCACAACAACGTCGCCGGTCTCAGCGGAGTAAACACAGGAAACAGGGGAGTAGGTCACATTTCCAAACTGATCTTTGCCCATAAGTCCGCATGAGCAGATATCGAAGCCAGTGAGTCCTGTTTCTATCGTCACGGGTGCTTCCTGCTTCTCTGTGGGGGTGTAGTCCACATCCTCGAAATCTGGGGCGGTAAGGTTTTGCAGTTTTAACAGCATTTCAGGCGGACGGTTGAAAAGGGGGATAGCCCAATCCATGTACGCTGCCATGCGGTTGTAGAAGACAGCGAGGCGGTTTTTCATGTCCCAATCAAGGGACAAATCGTTTTTTATGTAGGTCATCGCCTGCGTTTCGATTGGTTCCCATGCTGTGCTCATTCAAAACTCACCTCGCTTCCGAAAAATTCATTTACTTAATGCCGGTGGTGACGCCAACCTCTACGCCGTTGCCTTTGAGGGTTCCAATCCAGTCCTCAGCTACGCCGTGTATGTAGGTCTCAAGGTCTATGCTGGCAGCTTCAAGGACTTTAATTGCACTGCCGCTCATCTTTTTAAGGGTCAAATTAACAAGTTCTGCGCCGAGTTTTGCAACCTGATCTTCCGTGAGCTTGCCTCCCTGAGTCTCTTTCCAAGCGGAAACAAAGAGCTGATTCAGTTCACCTACGGTCTGGATGGCGGCATCTTTCAGCTCATCCTTGGCGGCGTTGATGTTCTCAAGGTGCTTGTTCTTTCCTATCTTGGCCGTGAGCCACGCAAATGCGGTGGTCAGGGCTATGATCGCAAGCTGGGTAATGAGATTGGCAGCAATTTCCACTGCTGCATTGGTCATGTTTTCTATCATTTTGGTATCTTCCTTTCTTTTACTCTGATTGGGAGGTCCCCAACTTTAGCCATGACATCGTCGTAAAAGCCGTTCCCTTTGAGGGTGGTGTGGTATACTTCGTGCATGCGCTTCAAGTCTGCGAGGTCATCCATCCAAACGAAGCCCTGCTCGACGTACTTCTCACACAAATGCTTGACCCGGTCGCCCAAGGACTCCTTTTCGCCTGCCATCACGTCCGCGATTTTTTTTTCGAGTTCGCTAATTTTCTCTCCGATGGACTTAATGGCCTCTTTGATTTCTGCGATGTCGCTATCCTGAAGCTTGTCATTGTCCGCCTTGGCTTCGGCTTTATCAGCTTTCTGCGCCTTTCTGTTTGCCGCTAATTCAATAAGCTTGAATGCGCCATTTATAATGGCTGCCCCGGCGCTGCCGCCAAGTATCGCAATGACCACTTCATTCATTTGGGAACATCCTCCTGATTAGACATCTTCTGCATTCAGCGCTTCGAGCATGGGCTTGAAAATGCCCTCGCCGTTGTGCTTTTCCTTAGATATATTGTTGAGCGCTACGACTCTGGCACGGCTTACATACCGCTTGAGGGGGCTGCCATCGTTCAGGTAGGCATCCATGAAGCGCGCCGCTACAAGCTCCTGATGCTCCGCGCACAGGCTGCCGAATATCTCTGCGGCTTCGGGGATCTCTTTCTTGAAGAAGAAATCAAAAACACCCTCGCGGCGGATGACTTCATTTTCGGCGTACTCGCAGTCATAAAGGCTTCTCTGCTCGTCGGTCAGGCCGTCCAGCACTATGATTCTTCGGGTTTTGATGAGTTTTGCTATCAGCGGTGTAATGAACGTGCTCTCAAACTCGCTTAGAGGAACAGAGAACACTCGTCCGCTGCCACTTATCTTTCGGCCATTGCCGATGATGATCTCGTTGTTCGGGATAACGCTGTCAATGTAGATGCACTGCACCATCTTCTCGTTGGGAGTGACATATACCGCCTGTACAACAGGCTCTACGGGCTTCTCCGCTTCCTTCGGCTTGGCAGCTTCAGCAGCCTTTTCAGCCGCTTTCTTCTTCCTGCCCTCGGCCATTTTTCTTTTCTGCTCTTCGCTCATTGCCATCTCTCAATTTCTCCTTTCATGGCAGATGACAGAGGAGGGAGGTTGTCCCTCCTCTGCTTGCGGATTATCAGGCGCTGGTGACGCCAGAGATGATGCCTATACGGCTTGCCAGGACGGGGGCAATATCGACGCTGTCGACCTGCAGAAGCTCGATTCTGCCGGTTGCGATGGTGTCCTCGCCCGGAGTGAGGGTGATCTGAGTGTCAGCGCCCTCCTCGAAGCACATGACCATAGGTGCATAGCGCTCGTTTGCGCGGGCAGCGATGATGATCATGTCGGTCGGGAAGATGCTGGTCAGGGTAGTGTTGATGGTCTCCGGCGTGGAGGTGGGCTGAATCTCGTAGAGAAGCACGCCATCCTTGGAGGTTATGTAGCCGTTGCGGAAGTACTGATCGCCGAGCTGGTACATGATCGCGTTGGCAAGCCCGGTGGTATCGGGGATGACATTGCGCAGTGCCATGAAATCACCGTAGGCGATGAGCTGATCGCGGCGGACACGGTTAGCCTTTGCAACATTCTGGCAGACGGTCGCCCAGTTGTTGCTCGTGTAGCTGGTGGCTTTCAGAGCGGAGGGGACATACTTGGTGTTGCCCGCAACCTCAACGAAGGCGGTAGTGAACTTCTGCATGATGTAGGCCGCATAGCCGCCAGCCATTGCGGCGACGGTATCGACGAGGTTGCCCTCGTTGCCAATCATCTGGTAGAAGTTGATAACGCCGCGAGTGGCAAAAGGCTTGGGGTTGAGCGTGATAGTGTTGCCGTAGAGCTGATCCTGCGGCACGCTGCGCAGAGCAGTCCAAGAGGTGTCTCTGTACTGGAACACAGCGTTGGAAGTCACGTTGATGGTCTTGGTCTTGCCCTTGGGAGTGGTCTCCACGGAAACCATTTCACCCACCAGCGGGGAAATGAGGGCAGGAGTTACGGGGTAGTAGGTAGCCCCGATGATGGTTGCCATGACCTTGAGGAAGATGGGGTCGGTGGCGAGAGACATATTGGCAAAAGTGCTGCGATCCTTGCGGTCAGTAGACTTGCCGACAACGGAATTTGCCTTGGAAGCGGCAAAGTAGAGCACGTCATCAGTCCACTCGCGGCACTGCTCCTCAAAAGCCTTCGCGCTGTTGCAGGCAAACGCAAAGTCCTCAGTGGGCTTGCCAGCAGCGGCAAGCGCTCTGTTTTTCTCGCGGCCAGCCTTCTCAAGAGCGAGGATCCTACCGCGAGTAACAAGGTCTGTGTACTCGTCACCGGACAGCGGTTTGCTGGTCAGGTTGCCGAGGGCAGAGTTAAACTTCAGCAGTTCATTCATTGTTGTGCGTCCTCCCTTCCTTATGCTTTGCGGCACAGCATGTTAAATCTGCTGCCCGCGTTATAGTTGGACTCAGTCCAGGAGTCGATGCCGAGCCCCTTATCGAGCTCAAAGTAGATGCCAGAACCGGCTGCGGGGGCAGCATTGGTGCCGACGAGCTGTCCGTTTGCGATGGTGGCGTAGATGTTGGTCGTAGCGTCTACTGCGGTGGAGAAGTTGCCTTCGCCGAAAGCGTATGTCTCGCCGGGAATAGCCTTGGAGAAGGTGTCCAGTACACCGGACGGGATGCCAAGGCCGAGAGTGTTGATACCCTCTGCGTAAAGACCGTTGCCGATCATGCCGCGCTGTACGTCACCGGGATTGCAGAAGTAAACGTCCTTAGTGCCGTCTGCGGCTGCGGTCATCTGGTAGCCGCCGGTCGCCATGTGTGCGCCCTTATTGCAGATGAAGCCTGCGGAGCAGTCAGCGGGGGTGAAGGTCGTGCCGGAGAGGCTGCCGAACTTACCCGCGATGTTCTGCAGGTCGTCGTTGCGGTTATTCCACATTCTCGGAAGGAATGCGGTTTTCTCAGTAAAAGCCATTATTTTGTCACTCCTTTTTCATTATTCGTGAGCGTCGCCCTTGAAAAGCTCGCCGAAAGTGCGCGGACTGCCGCCAGAGTTGCCTTTGATGTTGTTGAAGTTGAAGTAGTGCTTCTCGCTTGCTTTGGCAGCTGCTTCGTCGAGCTTCTTCTGCTCGTCCATGCACAGCGCCTTGACACTCATGCGTACTTCCGCTTCGCCGATCCAGTTGCCGTCAGCGTCCTCACGAGCGGTGAAATCGCCGTTCTCAACCCTCGCCTTGAGGTCTTTGAGGATTTCGCTGTCGAACTTGCCCTCCGCGCCGCTGCACTGCTTGAACTCGTCCTCAAGGGCAGTCTTTGCGGCGTTCAGGCGGCGCTTGTCCTCCTTGCCCTTCATCGCGTCAAGCTGCTCTGAAAGGTGCTTGATGGTCTTTGCGTCGGCCTGCGCCTGCTCAGTTGCGGCGTTGTAGCGGATTTCAGCCTCGCCCATAAAGGCATCGAGACTCGCCTGAACTTCGGATTCGCCTATCTTGTAGGAAACGTAGGCGTTGGCTCTCATTATTCGGTCAGGAATGATGTTGCCCTTGTCGCTCTCCTCGACGGAGTAGGTAAAAGGCTCACCGTTCGCGTTCACAAGAGCCAGAAGTTTCAGATCGCTCGAAGCGCCGACCACGGTATAGCCGTTGAACTTCTCCGACAGCGCCTTGAGTCGTGCTTTGTCAATCATGTTTTCTTTCACTCCTTTGTCGTGTGTGGTTGTTTTGGCTGTAGCTTCCTTTGCGTATGAGGCAGCTTTGAGACACATCTTTTCCATGCTGTTTCTCATCGCAGAGAGGGACTGGATGGTCGCACCCGCTACAGCCGGGGCAACTCCCGCGCCAAGGACGGTGACGCCGAGCACTACGTATTCCTCTTCGACCGCAACGTCGCCTTCCATATGTTCTTTGGTCACCAGCGTTTCTATGGAGATTTCCATGCCGTTCCCCTGCCGAGCGATCATGTCAACCAATTCCGGTGCGTACCATTTCCACAGAAATGCCGAGGCCACTATCCAGCTTGTGTCTTCTTTCCGCTCTAAGCGGATATCCGCATCTTTCGGGATCCAGCCGACTATCCTCTCGGCATCGGCGGCAGTAAAAGAAGCGTAGGTTTCACCCGTTTTCGGGTCTCTCTTGAGGTCGTAGTTGTGCCCATCGCCGATCTTCCCGCTTGGGAGATAGGCCGTCAGAATGGGAATGTCCTTGAACTCAGGCAGGTGCGCCGCGAGGTTGATGTACTTCCAGTTGTTGCGGTTCACCTTGTCGTTCAGCATCCACAGCTCGACCCGGTAGAGTTTTCTATCGCCAGAGGACAGAATTTTTAGCTGCCCTCGCGATGTGCGCGTTATTTCAGCGCCTTTGTATCTGTTCTTGGCCATAAGACATCACTCTTTCTGCGGCACGTTGAGCGTGCGGTTGAGCCAGTTATCAAAACTGGTGCTGCTAATCCCGCCGTTTTCCGCCATTGCCTTGGCCTCGCACAGCCACTGCCTGTCCTGATAGTTCTCCATCTGGACGTTCTCGGCATAGCGTGCCAGCGGCTCGAAATTGGCATTGTCGCAAACCTCGATGACCTCGGACAGCCCGTCGTTAACGCCGTCGATGAGGTTGATACACTTATCCAGCACCTCTTCCACGGAAGAAAAACTGTCCTGCATTTCCGGGATTGTCGGATAAACCAGCGGCAAACCGAGTTTCGCCATGATGTCTTTCAGCTGGTCTATGTACTCCGGCTGCTTGTGTTCAAGCGCGTGAATGGCTCGTGTCAGCGCCGCATAGCCGCTGTACCATGTCTGTTCTTTTATCGCCGCGAAACTCCACATGGCATTTCCCATCGCGCTCATAGCTCTGCGCATCGGTTCATAAAGGAAGGAATATCTGTCCTCCCGATATGCGGCGTAAAAGTCTCTCAAGTCTCATTCCTCCCTTGCGGTGAAATAAAAAAGCAGGGCTACCAACACGAATTTCTTCGTGCTAATAGCCCTTCTTTGGCTTTGTCGAACCTCCTACATGAGGTTCCTTACATCTCTATTTTCTTGTTTTTAATCTCCCAAAGGTGAATCCCGTTGGGTTTCGCGGCAATTTCCAGCCGCTTGCCTTCTTGAAGCAGTCGGTTGATAATTGCTATCATTTCGGCAGATAACTCAGGCGGTTTCTCTTGAGCACGATCTTTCATATCTCTTCCTCATGCGTCTCGCTGTTTATGCTGCCGCGTTCTTCCGGTCGCCCGTCCTCGGAGATTTCCTTTTTTGCCTGCGGCGGAAGTCCGCTGGTATCCTGCTTGGCTGAATACGATGTCACAAGCGGTCTGCGCTTATCCATCACGCCGCTTTCGTCCACAAAATCAGATATTGCAATATCGTCAAGTATCGTGTGTCCGGACAGCGCATCATATTTGAGCGTATCGGTGAGACAGCCGTTGGTCATGCCCTTGCGTGCGTTCTCAATTTCGTCATCTATCTTGAAGATGTCGCCGAACATTTTGAAGCGCATCGGGGTCTTGCAGTTCAGGCTCTCTATCATCCAGTTCATAATCCGCTCCATGCTGCCATATATGAACTTAGCATAAGAAGCCGCAAGCCAAGCTGAAAGCTGCGCCACGCCGACCTTTGGGTCGTTTGTGGTGGGAATGAGAGAGGGGAGACCCGCTTTAAGAATCTGGTCTGAATATGCCGTCGAGCTTATGTCCGTGTTCGCAACGGTGTCAGAAATCGTCTGAAGCTTCAAGTCTTTCGCAGGTGCAAGGTAAAGCCCTATGCCGCTCGTGTTGTTCTTATTGAGCATCTGATACCACAGATACTCAAAAAGCTTCCTCGTCGTGTCAGAGACCCTTATAGGGTCGTTATCCGTTGCGCTCTTCGGGTCATAAGTTTCAAGCGAGCCAGTCAGCACAGACGTCAACGGATTAAGGATTATTTCGAGCTGTGCCGCCTCGTAATTAGGTATCTGCGTCAGTGACACGAACATGCCGGTGTTCGGCGGGATAACGAGGGGAGTGGTATCATCTACCTCGATGGTGAAAACCCTGTCGGCAGGGAGCGTTACCCAGTAGAAATACTGCCGCCCTACGGCTACCCATTCGGGATTTCCTATTGTCTCATTCGCGTGAATGGCTTTGAATTTGTCTGTATCGATGGTGTTATAGACGTATTTCCCCGGCGTTTTTACGACAACCTCATCGAAAATCCGCATATACGGCTCGAAAAGGTCACCGAACTGACGCCAGTCATTGCCCGGCCGCATGAAGTAAAACAGGTTAAATGCCACTGTGTATTTGCCGGGGCCGTTGTTGTAACCTACGATTTTGCACCAGTCCATCGGGAGTTCCTGCAAGAAAGCGTAGTTTATTTTGTTGTGGCTTTTGTCGACCGAAATACGCGGTGTGACGAACACTTTGCCATATTTCATGCACAGGCCGCACAGCTCATGGGCTTTTTCTTTTACACCCACTGTCTGAACGAGCCGCTGTGCCAGCAGCATGTCGCGCAATTTATCCTTTTTGCTTACCTCTGCATCGGTGTATGTGGGATATACGTACCATGAATAGGTAAGCGTATCGGGATAGGTCTTGAGGATCAGATCGTAAGTCTTGGTGCTGTACGCAAGCGACGCTGACACCGCTCTCAGGCTCTTTTCACTGCCGTCCGGGTTCTGCACCATTGTGCTTATCTGATCTTTGGTGAACTCGGCAGGGCGCGTGTTTATGCCCTTTACGCGGGTGTTCTGTATCTGCGGCCAGTTGTTCAGAAATCCAAGCCCACCGGCAGCGGAGAAAGCGGTGAAATAGTCGCTCATTCCCATGCCACCGTACATGCTGTTGGCTTTCTGCAATATCTCTCCGAGTGCCTTATAACTCGTTGCTGCCGGAGCTTCCATCGGCCCCATCTGCTGTATTTCCAATGTCCGCTCCACCTTTCTGCATTTTATCGAGCTCTGCGAAGAAGCGCTTCTCAAAGTCCTTTATGTAATCGTCAAGCTCTTTGCGGTATTTTAGTTCTTCCTCGCATCGGACCGCGTTACTTTCGCTCCATATCCACAGCCAATCGGACTGTGCCAGGAGGTATTCGAGGTCAGGCGTGACCTCTATCGCGCCCTTTGGCTTATCGGAAGAAATTATCAGTATATGGTCTGCGTCAGAGTAGAAATGGCTGAATGTTTCCTGCAATTTCAGGTTCTTATCAGTCGTGGGAAGCGCCCACAGTTTGTTTTTCGTAATATCCATCAAACTATTGCTCCTCGGCCAAGGCGTCTGACGCTCCGCGTCCTCACCGGCGCGTATGTTATCTCACTGTCGAGATGTTCAGCCGCTTCCTGATAGCTACTCTTGCGCCGGTTCTGCGACGCTACGAAAGCATCCTCGTCAAGCTTTATCGGCCTCGCGGCGTACATCATTGCCGACCACAAGTCTTTGTTGATGTGCTTGTTTATCTCTTCCTGCGTCCAACCGCTGCCGGTTTTCTTTCGGCGCAGGTTAGCTATTTGGTCGCACAGTTCCTTGGTCTTGATGTACGGATGCTGGATTTTGACATCCTGCGTATCATCCTTGATGTTGTGTGCCATTTTATAAGCCCGTGTACCCTCATGTACGTTGGTTATGAGCAATCCCACATTGCCATGTTCAAACTCTCGTGTGAGGTAGTCGAGCATGTCGATGTTGGGGTCTGCGCCACTGCGCCCCGGTGTTGCATAAAGTGAATAAATACACGGTTTTGCGTTTTTCTGAACCAAATCGAGGTATCGGTCGTCATTGTTGACCGTACAGAGGGGCGGAAGCCCATCTCCAAGGTCTCTATGGAGCTGCTGCACAACAGCCTCACCGAACTGCCATGAGTCAATAACGATGATTGGTTCAGGCGCTCCCTCAAGACGGTACTGCGCCCAACGGTTCTTTATTCTCCGCGCCTGCCGCTCCGCATCAAGCGGGGGAAGGTCGGTCAAATAAACACAGTCTTTCTTAAAACTGGTACTCCTGCGCTGCTCGTAGGTTTTCAACACTACCTCGGCGCACATTGCATTGCCGTTTCTCTGTCGGTACGAGACGTCGTAGCCTATGTAGTACCGCACGTTCGGGTCGCCGCAATGCCTGTCCTCCATAATGGTCAGCGTCTTGGCATCCTGTACGTACTGATCTCGAAGAAGGGGATTGTCCACACTGCCGGTGCATTTAGATTCGCACTCGCGCATGAACTCTTCTTTCGTCAGCGTGTCTCGCAGCCCGTCATAGTATTCAAACGGTCTTACATGACACAAAACCGGAACTTGCCAAGGAATAGCACAGGCAAAAGCGCTCTCACCGTCAGCCATTTTCTTGCGCGCCTTGATGTAAACGCTGTAGGCGGGGTTCTCTTTCGAGCTTGCCGACGTGATGTATATCTCGGCAAGGTCTTGGTGAGACGGATCCGGAACGCCATCAATCAGGTGCTGCAAACGGTTTGTTGCCTTGACCACCTGATTGAAGTCTGACCAATTGAACGGAACCGAACCGTCCTCCTGACCACACTCTTCGCCTATGACACAGTGGGTATTGCGTCCTCGGTCTATTGCGACTTCGACTGCGCTTCCCTCTGCTGTGCTTATCTTGAAGGTGTCCGACGAATCATTGTTAACGTTCCAGTGCTTCGCCAAATACGGGTAGTTGTACTGATATTCGTGCCACGCCTCCGACGCGATCTTTGCTGTCTGCTTATTGGAAGGGCCGTAATACGCTGTAACTTCGCCGGGGTATAAGATGCCTTTATTGCTTGCCGAACTTATCACGGCGCTGGTTTTGGTTGTTCCGCGCGAACCTATGATGTCCACCATGCGGTAACGTACCATTGCTCGCCGCATTATGCGGCCTATCAGACTGTTGTGATATTTGCAGTTCGGATTTTCTGTGATATCTTCCAGATAATCTGGATAATACCGGAAAAACGATATTAGGAGCGCCCACCATTCGTCGGTGAAGTCATCATAGTTGACACCCTGTCGGGTCTGCTTTTTGATGAAGCCGCCGCTTCTGCGGCTGTAAACGTAGTCCTTCCTCATTTCGCATCACCGCGGACAAGGTCGAGCTTGCGGTAAATCTCTTTTTCGACCTCGTCGGGCTCTTGCATGAACTCGCCCAACTCATCATCAAGCCGGAGCGAGGGCGGCAGGCTGGCCACCTCTGCGCGTCCCTCGTTCCACGCGCTTGTGTTGTAAATTGCGAGGAGAATCTGCTCCGCCGCGTCTTTTGTCATCTGGTACTCAGGATGGAGTTTTGCCAGCAGTTCCGGGAATGGCAGTCCAAGCAGCCCCTTGGCTTCGAGCGCCCTCACTATGCCGTCAAGCTTTTCAAGGTCTTGCGGCAGCTCGTCCTTTTTGCGGAGCTGTTCGTTTTCCATCTCGCTTTTTATCAGGTCACCCAGCAGTTTTGCTTTCTGCGGGTCGCCGTTGTAAAAGTAATAATCCTGTTCAAGTGTCCAACGGGATATCTTCTCTATCGCCATCTGCGTTTGGGGGCCTATTGCGGGGCGACCATCTGCTATGGCCGAGTAAATGCGGTCAAGCTTGTCGTAATCTTCCTGCGTGTAAGGGTGATCCGTGGGGCCTTTGCCCCATTTCTTTTCCTGCGCAACACGCCCCTCAACGTAATCCTCGGCGCAGAGCATTTCATCGTCGACATACAGCGTCTCGGATTTGCCGTCAAAGGCTTTCTTGATATCTGTTACGCCGTCGACGAACTGCACGAATCTCTCACCCTTGTGGTAGCCTTTCTGACACAGGATCACCGTGTATGCTGCCCACGGATTTGTTTTGTCATTCTGGAGCTTCTGCGCTGCCTTAAAGAGATCGGGCATATACGGCATGTTGAACTCTGCCGCGCAAAGGTACATTGCAAGCTTGTAGCCTACTGTTGCTGCCCTCTGGTCGTAAACCTTGGGCTGGCACTTGATGCAGTAGGGGGAGTAACGCTTTCCGAAGCGTTCGGGCAGCGTCCATGCGTTTGTATCGTTCAGCTCTTTGTCGCATAAACAGCACCGCTGCACGACTGTATTGTCCGCCATGGCGCGCCCTCCTCTCCTGCAAATCAAAAACAGGCAGAGCCGCCCACGCTATATCCATCTTGAGCACTCTGCCTGAAATTTTCTATGTTCTCTTGTATGGTATGACGGAAAGGGAACTTTGGCAACAGAGTCTAAACTTTTTCTTCTTCACCAATCCTTTTATCCCGTCGTTTCCTGCGTTGAGTTTTGATTTTATCGGAATTTTTGCGCCAATACTCGGCTTGATACTTGCGCATGTACTCTCGGCGCTTAAATGCCGTGTACTCTTCCGGTGTCACAAAATCACCTCCGCCGCTCGATTGTATCGATGAAGTAGCCCTTGTCTGCCATGAGTTTCCGCTTTATGGCAAAAGTCTTGGTACTGGTACCTTTTCGTCCGCCGCCCTTGGTGTCCACAATACGGGTTGTCCAGTTCCCGTCCTCACGAAGCTCCTCGAAAACGAAGTCCGCAAAGTAGGCTATTCGCGGTATGCGTTCCCCGGTCTTGCCGTCCGTGTATGCCGGTTTCAGTAAATATTCCACCTGCAAGCGGATTTTTCGTACCTGTCCAAGCTTCTCCCGCAGAACCAGTTCGTCGTAATATGCCGCTTCGGTCTTGCTGCCGAACTTGATGCACTCTCCGTTTGACAAAAGTCGCTCGGTCGGCTGGTTGTTGTACTTCCGCTTTGGCTTTTTCTCCTGCCAAGCGCCCATATCCCGGCTGAGTTGACGAAGCGCCTCCGCGTCTTTTTCAAGGGTGGCAGCGGCGCTCTTGCTCACCTCGGAAGCGCAATGTGCGTATCGCTGCTTGATCTGCGCCGCCGTCCGTTCTCTTGCAAGCTGCTCTTCCACGCGCTTCCGCAGCGCCGGGGGCATGTCCTCAAGACTGTCATATCTCATGTCAAATCCCAAGTTATAAGCCTTGAGTAGGGAAGAGTCTCCATCCATGCGCAGAAGTCCCTCCACTCATCAAGCTTATGACCCTTTCGTGCATGATACATGTTTCGCAGCACTGCATAGTTGAACTGCACCGTTCGCCGCTGGTTATAGCTGCTCGGCAGGAGCTGGATCATCTGCCACCAGTATTTCTTGTCCTTGGTTATGAGATAGTTGTACCTGGCAGCATTCAGGACATTGACGAGAATCACCAACATTTCACGCGCCTGCATATTCAGCAGTGCGGGTTTACCAGGTGCTTCTTCAACCAAAGGTGAATCAATCAGATGTTCATAACTGAAATCCTCAAGCGTAAACTCCTTATCTGCAATCTTGTGCATCGTAGAGCAGGAATTGGCAACCGTACCAACCTTGTAGGTATCGTACTCTTTCCACCAATACAGCGGCGCGGTAATGTCTGCGGTGACAGTAATCATGCGCATGAATTTTCCGTGGTCTGTACCGGCGTTACAAAGCTTGACCATGAGCTTTAGGTCATCGGGGCCGATGACGAAATCTCTACTGTCTAAGCACGGTACATCTTCCTCATCGAAAGCGAAATAAAATGGTGCATCCCTGTTAAATTCGCTGTCGCTCTTTTCCCATGAGTTCTTAGGATTTCTCATTCCGCGGATGGCAGCTCTCCAGCCGTAGGTTTCCCAGTTTTCAATTTCTATCATTTTCAGCCCTCCAAGGTATATCGCACATATCCGGACGCTTGAGTTTCATTTCCAGCGCCCATAGGAGATTCCAAACGGCGGCGGTAAGGTGCGGCTCATCATCCCAACCGTCAAAGAACTTTGCCAAATGCCTTGCTCCGGAGTCACAAAGCGATGAAAGGGGGATGCCGCGATCAACGTTGTGCTCGCCGTATTTCAAAGCCCCCTGTTCACAGTGCTTTGAGACTTCCATGATTGCCGCCCAAGGCAGAAGATCCATTTTACCTTTCCCAGTGTGCATATCGCGCACAGCGCCGGTTCCAAACTCTGTTCTTTCGCCGCTGTCCTTAATTTCCATCGGTTTCACCGCCTTTCTGCGCAGTTTCTATGCCCGCTACCAGCGCCTTTGTCAGCATCAGCATGACTTCTGCTGGCTTGCCTACATCGTTTTCGATGAAACTCCTGTACATGTGTGCGGTCAGAGTGCCGTACTGTGTAAGAAGGTCAGTTGACTCGCCTTGTATCAGTATTTCAAAGTCATCAGTTACTCTGAGCATTGTTTATCCCTCCTGATTGAAAAACTCAACAGCCTTGCCAAGCTGCTGGAAATAATAGCTTTTGTCTTTCTTCACTACCTCATAGTCCCCAAGGCTCACCTCTGCATGATGTTCGATTGTCCAGTACAGGGCACGGCCATTCTCTCGGAAAAGAGGGTATTGTGTCCTCACTCCCTCGAACATCCGCATTGAGCACCGAGGTGGGTATTCTGTTTCAACCATCGCGCTCCTCCCTTTGCGTTAAAGGCCGCTTGTGAGCGCTTTGACAGCGTTTGGACTTCGGACATGTAAATTCATTACCGAGCGCCCGAAACGCTGCTGCACGGCTTCCTGTGGCCTCTGGCGGCTATCTGCGTCTCTTCGTGGTGCTCGCTCTGTGAATTTTCGTCCCGTCGGGCATCATGAAGAAGTCAGCGTCGACCGGCGCGAGGTGTTCGGGCTTGCGCGGGGTATACTTTCTCTCGTCGAGGGCTTCGACCTTATCTTTGTCAGCCCAAGCGGACTCTTCAACCAGCTCTTTCATCTCCGCGAGGTGTTCCTGAACGATACTGACGTAGATGGTCATAATCGCCAGCACCGCAAATACGAGAACCGCGGTCGCTATGCAAATATCGTAAACACTCATCGTCCGCTGCTCCCGAAGCCTTTGCTTCCACGCTCGGTGGCCTCAAGCTCATCCACAAGCTCGATTACCGGGTTGATGATCGGCATAAGAACTAACTGCGTGATCTTGTCGCCGTTCTTGACTTCGTAGCCGTGGCTGCCGTGGTTATAGAGCTTCACCTGTATGCTTCCGGTGAATCCGCAGTCCACGACTCCATCGCTGGTGATGTCGTGCTTGATGTTGAGCCCGCTCTTACTCTTGAGCATCCCTGCGTAGCCCTCCGGTATCTCAACATGGACTCCGGTGTCTATCACAACGCTGGAATAGGGCGGTATGTATGCAAGCCGCGGGGACTTGAGGTCAAGCCCCGCATCGGTGGCGTGCGCCCTCACGGGCACATAAGCACCGGGGTCAAGTGTGATCTTCATTCTTCTTCCTCCTCATGCCAGTTATCTGGCCAGCCTTCAATTTTCACGTCATTATCGTCGCCGCAGATGTCATCTTGCGTCCACGGTGGATATCCTGTGCGCTCCATACTGCGCACTATCGGGTCATCCGGTATCAAAACCATCAGTCGTCGTCCTCCCATTTACCTCGACGGCGCGGGGGAGTGGTCTTTGACCAAACCTCCTCGTCGGCTCGCATTTCCACAAAACGCATCTGATCTCCAATGAACCGCATTTGCACGGCTCCGCATCGGCCTTGACGGTTCTTTGCCACGGCTACACCCTTTATGCCCTGCTCTACGTCAATGTTCCACAGGAAAATGACCTTGTTGGCGTTCTGCTCAAGCTCACCGCTGTCACGGAGTGCCGCCAGAGTAGGTCTGTCCGTGTCGGAAACGCTTCGGTTGAGCTGTGAAATGACAATGATGGGGATGTTAAGCTCCATCGCCAAAAGCTTCAGTTCTCGGCTTATCGCCCCAACCTCAAGGTTTCGACTGTCATATTTACCCTCGCTCTTCATCAGCGTCATGAAGTCGATTATTATCAGCCCCAAGTTTTTCGTTGTCCGAGCTTCGGCGCGTATCTTGCTGGTGGTAACACCGGGATCGTCGTTGATTATGAGCGGCAGGTCGTACAGATATTGGCAAGCATCCGAGAGCCGTTTCCAAGCCTGCTCGTCGAGGTCGTGATCGGTGATTCTGTCGAGCTGTACCCCGGATGCTCCGGAAATGATGCGTTCGCCCAACTCCTCGTCGCTCATTTCGAGCGAGTAGAGCAGCACGGACTTTCCGGTTCTCGCCACATTCATGGCTACGCATTGTGCCCAAATACTCTTGCCCGCTGCCGGTCGAGCTGCCACTATCACAAGGTTTCCAGCTCTCATGCCTTTAAGCAGAGCATCCACTCTTGTGAAGCCGGTTTCAACTCGGTTTGCCGGGGGAGCCGACAAGGAGTCCATGAGTTTGTTCAGCGTCTGCGCCATTGTGTGGCTTCGCCCAAGCGTGCCGCTAATGTAGTCTTGACAAACCCCGGCAATTTCCGTGACCTGTTTGTCTCCCTTGCATGTAGAAAGAATTTCATCTACCGCCGCCCTGAATATGCGCGCCTTCGCTTGAGCATGTATGTATTCGGCATGTCCCTCGGCGGCAGTGCCGGACGGGCACACTGCCATGCAGTCAGCAATGAATTGGGTGGGATCAGCTGTATCATGAACAATTTCGTCTCGTGCCATAACCGGATCGAGTATCTTACCATCGCGATATGCCTTGACCGCTGCTGCATACAATTTTGCGCAAAGAGGATTCATAAAATCCTTAGGTTGCAAGATACATGCAATTTTGTCCATTATTTGGGGGTAAAGGAGATATGCGCCAGTAACAGAAAACTCGGTGCCTTGGTTGTACTCAACGGCATACTGGAGAGTTCTTTCATCGTTTGTCATTTTTGCGGTTTTCCTCCGTCATCTCAATCAGCAGCCGGTCGTACTTCTCCCTGAATTTCTTCCCTGAAAGGATGTTTTTCCGCCAGAAGGCGTTTTTCTGTGAGAAGCGAAGTACATCAGAAATATCCTCCCAACTATGCTTGTCTATCCTGTTGCACTTGTCGAAGTCCGCTGCCCAACGCTGGATGTCTTTTTCCTCCGGGGGCTTCAAGTCGGGATAATGCTTTTCCTTCTGGCGGGCGAGAAAGCTTGCGGCTTGGTAAGCATCAGAATCCTTGTCGAAAACTCTCTCTTCCTTTTTGGGGCGCGCGTCAGTGCCGCTTGCGGGGCTGACATCTGGTGGAGCATCGCCATCGTCGGAAGAGGACTTTTTCTTTTGCTTGTTTTCTTTTTGAGAGTTATTATCTATCTCTATATCTTCTTCTCTTTCTTCTTCTGCAGCGTGACATTGCGTGACATTATCTGTGACGTCACGTGACATGTCACGTGACATATTGCATTGAGCTTCAAGAAGTAGTTTCTCTTGCGAGCGCTGCTTCCTCTTGCGGTCGCGGTTGCTCTCTCGAATCCTTTCCAAGGCATCAATGTTCTGGTGATCTTCCCAGCCGGAGATGAAAAGCATATCCTCGTTTCTGCTTATCATGTTGAGGCGTTCCAGCGCTTCCAAGGCGAGCTGAATAGTGCTCAATTCAAAACCAAGCTCATCGGCAAGCATTTTGGGCGTATATGGGATGTTTTCTGTGAGAAAAATCATTCCTCCTGCGTTGCAGCGCCCTGCCATTGTGAGCAGCATGACCCATATCAGCACAATACTGTTGCCATCGGGAAGCTTGCGCAGATGCTTGATCTTCCTGTTGTCAAACATATCTGTTGTTATTTTGACCCACTCAACGTTTTTCGCCATAAAGCCCTCCTCAGTCATCTATCCCGACATGCTGTGCCCAATGGCGGATGAATACGCCGCTTTCGCCAAGACTGGTGATGAAGTCAGCGGAGATCAGCTCTTCCAGATCAAGACTGTCTGCACATACCTTGTTGAGCACTGCTGCCGGATCATGCACAACGCCCTCATCATCTGCGGCAAAGCAGAGATGAAAATAAAGCGCCTGTGCGTTGGGTGTGAGGCGGCTGAAAGAATACCGCCCCACGACCTCGTTTGAGATTGTTGTCCTGTCTCTCATGTGCTACCTCGCATCAGAAAGGCAGGTCGTCCCCAACGCCATCCAGTTCCTCAAACGTCTGCTTCGGCGCAGGATTGGAGTTGGAAGAATATGCAGATTCGCTTTTTGATGCGTTCTGCTCTTTCGCCTTACCTTCGGACTGCTCGGAGCGCTTGTCACCGGCGAAGTAGATGTTCTCGACGTTGATATTCGGGGAAGTTCTCTTGTTGCCGTTGCGGTCAGTGTAGTTCTGTATCTGCAAGCTGCCGCAGAGGGTAGCCATGCTGCCTTTGGAGAAATACTTGGAGATGAAATCTGCTGTGCCGTTCCAAGCGGTACAGTTGATGAAGTCGGTTTCTTTCTGCTGCCCCTGCGGCGCAAAATCACGATCTACGGCCAGCGTGAATGACACAACAGATTTGCCGCTCTGCGTTGTGCGAATTTCGGGGTCTCTGACGAAACGCCCCTGAAGCAATACTTTGTTAAGCATAGATTTTTTCCTACCATTCCTTGTGGCGTAATGCCCATTCCCGGCGCTCGGCGCGGAGTTTGGGACATGAATAATAATGCGGGAGACTCGCATATTTTGCTTTCTTTCCGAACGGAACTTTGAGAGAAACGTGCTCCCAAATCTCGCCCTTTAGGACGACCTTGTACCGCCCCTTTTGGTTCTCCGGAACCCAAAATAAAACCGGTTCCTCGTCGCAAGGGGAGTATGTGCCGTCCCATAAGCGCACCCACCTTATGGATGCCCCACAAAGGGGGCAGAGAAACCAACTGGCGCGGCGCTTATGAACGACCCAACAACGATCTCTTTCATTCAGGACGGAACTCTGCGGCTGCATCGTCCTCGCGCTCCTCTCGAAATTCGGGCATGAGTGAGTAATAAGGTCTGATCCCCCAGAGCTTTTTAGTTGCGCGGCAGTAATCACAGTACCCGCAGCGCTTGGGCTTCGCGCGCCCCTCTTTTATCATCTGGATCATGGGCAAGCGCTTGGCGATTTTCTCAAGCTCATAGTCATACCGTTGCCGGTGGTTGAGACTGAGCACGTCCTTATCAGGCGGGTCTTGCTTTGAGATAGCTATGATGATGAACTGAGGGTCTTCCTTGCTCCCTGCGTACTGCTTTTCAATCTCGCTGTACACAGCGGCGCGCATCATGTAGCCATAGGCATCTATGAACGTCACCTTTTCGTGAAGTTCATCGCTCCATTTAAGCTCTCCGATGTTTGCCACGGTCTTGTAGTCGATAATCATGCGCCCATCAGGAACGTACTTGTCTAGCCTGATGCGCCACGGCACACCAAAGAGTTTGCCGTGCATTATCATTTCATTCTCACCCGGCAGGCCTACAAGAGACTGTATCAACTCGTCATTTTCAGCGGTCTGTATCATCTTGTCAGCCTGCTCGTAGGGAGCATATTTGCCGGTAATGACCGTCTGGTCGGGCATGCCGCCCTTGCCTTTGATGGTCTTGGTCTTGAATATCTTGTCGAAATGCTCGCTGCAGAACTGATCGTGCGCTTCTGGGGATTCAAAGTGCGTGTGGAAGTAATTGCCAACAAGAAAGGCTTCTTTCTCCTCAGGCTGCCAGCGCCCCTGCAGGATAGCCAGTTCCCGCGCCTCGCACTCATTCCATGCCTGATATTGGGAGCACGACATGTACTCCCAATCGACCTCAGGCGTGTAATAATTATCACGCGTCAGTTCCACTGTTCTTCTCCCTGCTCTTCGCAAGCTTCTTGTTGAGGGCTTCCAGCGCGTTTTCCTCGTCCGTAGAGGGAAGAGCCGCATCGGAAGAAGAAGCGATTCCAAAGGCGTCTGTGGCCTTTACAAAGCCGTCCTTGATGGCGGAATACAGATGGCGGAGCTTCACAATGTCGTTGTTGCTGAGTTTGTCGATGTCCTTGTTGAGCTTGGCGCTGATCTGCTCCGGTGTGATACCGAAGCCAGCAAAAGCGTTGACGGTCTTTTCGATGATCTCCTCCAAACTCTCTCCGCTCTTGGAAAGTGAGTCGGAAAGCGTCTTGTCGCACTCTTCAAGTGCCGCATCAACGTACCATCCGGGCATGACGGCCAACAGGCAGGCTCTCTTGCGCCTTGCGCCCTTGTTGGCGACCATTTCATAAATATCGCGTTCGTCGGTCAGATGGTAGCTCCCTTTCTTGGTAGATCGCTCATGCTTCACGGAGAAGGTCTTTTCATCGGAGGCGTTTGTCTCCAAATCCCATGCAAAGCACTTTATAGTCGTCGTGTCGTCCTGTACATCCACCTCGGTGATACCGGACATGATGTTGCCCCAGTGCCGGGCAAGGACTTCTACCAGCCGGATAGATGGGCCTCTTACCACGCTGTCGCCGCGCGGGAACTCGTACTGCGCCGCTTCCGCAAGGTCTTTTCTCTGACACTCGCGGAGAACATTCTGCATGGACATTTCAGGATCGCGGGGGAACTGGCGGGCAAGGTACATCTTGCCCTTGATTTCGGAAAGCTCCTTGCTTTCCTGATAGGCGCTCATCTGAGACATAGGTCTCTGCATTAATTCATTTCCCATAATAACCTCCTTATTCCATTACGACCACAAAGCCATCGTCAGTCTCTCCCATCAGGAGATCGGCGAACTGGGCACGGAAGTAGTTCGCGATGTTCGCCTTGGCTTCCATCTTCCAGATACCGCCGTCCGCCTCAAACAAACCAACCTGATTGTTGTCGCGGACACGCAGCAGAAACTCGCTCTCAGGCTGACAGACTTCGCGGAATGTACGGAACGGACGCAGCGAAACGACAGGCTTCACCGAGACATTCTCCTTGAGGCTGACACCCTGCCGCACGGTAACAGTCTGAGAAACTCCGTTGTCAACGGAGGAAACCTCGCTGTCGGATGACATCCGAGAAAGCAGATCGAGGAGATATGCGGTGTCGTCGGTGGGAATAAACCTGCTGCGCAGTTCGATCACTGCGGCCTGCTGGTCTCTCCAACCGGGGTCAAAATTCACATCGGTGTTCTTCGCAACGCAGAGGGTATAGCGCTTGGCCTCGGAGTCAAGCCCGGAAAGGACAGACACGCGGGTAGGCCCGTCGATACGGATATATATCGGATGAACATGGGCGAGACCTTCGGCGCGGATAAACTTGACGACCCCGTCGAGGCTGGCGAAATCCACACTAATGGGGTGAGGGATGTACGGATCCACACGGCAGAGTTCTTTGTCGGAATATGCGAGGCCGTTTATTGTGTAGGTCTTATTGTCCTTGAGACCAACAAGGTACTGAAGAGCTTCTTTCAACATTTTTATTTCCTCCTGTTTATTGTGCCTGAACCAGCTTCAGGAGCTTCGATTCCGGCTGTACTTTTCCATCCATGTCAAACTGCCCAGGGACCTGGGCCACCAGCTCACGGACGGTTAATTCACCGTTGCGGTCGGGTGCGATCAGAAGTGAGGTGGACACAGGGTCAGTGGGGCAGAGTTTTGTCTTTGCATGTGCAGCGAGGGTAAGTCTCTCACGCTTGCTGTCGGGAACGACCTCAAGCGTAAGCGTGATGGTGCGCTTCGCGTTTGCCTTGGTGTTGGGGTCGAGAATGTTGTCGATGACGCGGGACATTTCATAGTCCACGCGTTCTTCGATTGCTCCCATAGCCATTCTCAGAACGCTTTCTTTTTCCATGTGGTTTATGCCTCCTTAAAATTATTTCTTGACAGAATAGTCGCCGAGAAGCTTCTGAAATTCTTCTTTCTGCGTAGCGGTCAGTTTGTTGTCCGCGTCCAGGACTTTCAGAGCATCATAAAGCTTCTGCTTCAGCTCGGCAATGCGGTCGTTTGCCCGATCGAGTTTATGTGACGCAACGGCGTTTTTCTCGACGAGGTCACGGTACTCTGCAAGGGTGACCTCAACCCGCATCATGGACTGTCCGGCGACCTGCTGATCGGCGTCGGCGTGCATACCGGTGTCGTGTTCGATGATTCCACTGTAATATCCCATTTTTATCCTCCTATTTTTTCTTATTGCTTGTCCGCTTATCCTTGCGGATCAAAGGTTTACGATTGCGCTTGGGTCTTTGCGGGGCAGTTGTGACGGTATATGTAGGATCGTAAGGAACCTGCTTGTCGCAGTGCGTGATCTTAAAGCTTTGGCTGTTCGTTCCCTTATAACAGGTGGAACACACGCGCCCGATAGGGCACTTCTTGGTGCAGAGATTTTCGCAGTAGAAGCATTTGCATTGATGACACGCACCCATTACTGAGCCTCCTTTCTTGCTTTTGCGCGCTTGCCGCGGGATGCAATGCAGTTCCAGCACTCTGGGCAGGTGCAGTTAAGGCAGCGGTCTATGACCTCTTGAGGCTCCGTCAAGCGCGTCGTGACAGTGGCGATTGCGTCGATGGACTTCCACGGCATTACGGCGCTCGCGGCAATTTTTACGTAGCTGCCTTGGGGGATAGTGGCGACGATCATCATAAGTCCCTTACCTCCACCAGCCTGTGAGCAACGTCAGAGGCCATCCACATGCTTCGGCCATTTATGGAATAGCTTGTCACGCCATTAAGGAAACGTCTGGCAGTTCTACAATCCTTAACGCCGAGAAAGCTTTGAACCGTAGCCAGATTCATCATTCCACCGTAGTTCTTGCGTATCTCTTCGGCGATTACATCTTCAGCGGGATCTCGCATCAACTTTGACCTTGGCATTGCGCAGCCTCCTTTCCTCGCGCTTTCTCATGTCCTTGCAAATCTGTCTCGGCGTGCGGCATCCGCCGTATCGCCTTACACTTTCAGACATCTCAAATTGATATTTAGACAGCAGCCGCTCTTTCTGGCGTGCGGCGCGGTCATGCTCATTAAGGAACTCTTGGTACTCCTTCATGCGCTTGCATGTACCCTGACAGCCGAGTGAACGTTCCGGACATTCATTGCCGTGCGCGTCCTTGCACGGCGGCATACGGAAAGCCATATTCAATACCCCGCTTCCTGCCATGCACGCTCGCTGTCGTGATGGCGTCTCTCTTCTTCGACGACTATTCGATTGAGGAGGGCAATCACGCCCCATGTAACCAAGACAACGAGAATGAAAACCGATGCGATGCTGTCCATTTGATATTCACTCCTCAGAGTAGATTTTTGATTGTGGTCAGTTACTTTCCCTTTCCGCAGTATCGGTTCACAAAGTAGTTCTGACCTTTGCCGGTCACTAACGTCGTGCGCGTCGTGAAACTGCCGTTCGGGGTGACATGCACATTTTCCTTGATGGTGAACAGTCCCATTTCAAGAGCACGCTGTGTCGGCATGTTTCTGTCGCTGCCGGACTTTATGAGGAAGCCCTCTCTGCGCAATGTCTCGAAGAATCGCTGCTCACCGGTGTCATAGCCGTTCTGCCTAAGAATTTTTGCCATTACGCCGATCAGAATGGAGTCATCAGCGGCGGTTACGGCGTAGCCGAGATTAGTGGCGGGAGCGTCTTCTTCAATTTTAGATTCGAGGAGGGACACGCGGCTGATTGCCTCGTCGAGCCGTGCCTGCAAAATCTGATGGGCGCGGGCGACTATCATTTCCGGGGTGTTCCATGCTTCCTCTACCTTGATGAAATACTGCCTGCATTCCTTGCCTTTTTCGGTGCGCTGGAGCATACAGATTTCTTTCGCCATGGGAATGGTGAGATAGTGGTCAAGCATCCTGCCGCCGTTTTCTAAGTTCTTAGAAAACGTGGTGTAGTCTGCATTTTCGGTGAAGCCATATGCGCACATATTTTTGAACCAGTCAGCATACTTTGACTTGACTTCCAGTGCGTCGTGTAGGTCACGTCCAAGAACCGTAGGACGGTCGGGATTGCTGGTGTTGATTTTGATTAACTCGTTCATTTACTGTCCTCCCAGCCGAGAAGTCGAGACGGAGTAGTTTCCAAAGCGGAGGCCAACGCTTCAATCCGCTCGTACGGGATGTTCTTGACAATCCCTTTTTCATACTTATAGATAGTCTGTGGCCTGATGCCTGCGGCCTTTGCAAGAGCTTCCTGCGTGAGGCCTTTTCTTTTTCTAAGAGTGCGCAAATTTTTGTCGAGCATTGGTTCTCCTTTTCCGATTCATTCCAAAGAAAGAATCTCGCGTATGGCTGCAACTATTTTGGGCGCATTACGCTTTCCCTTGTAAATACGGTCAAGATAACCACTATCGACGTAAAGTCCAGTTCGAGCGGTGATTTCTCCGCATAGCCATGTCTGCGTTTTGCCCATCTCGATAAGCCGAATTTTCACAGCCTTATCAAAGGGATATTTCATGTTGGTTTCGTCCACCTCCAAAAATTATCTTGACAGTACGCAAACAAGCACTTATAATATCAAGTACCAGAAGATAGAATAAGTTCGCAATTGCGTACCGCATGGTTGCATAATACTACCCTGCGGCGTACTTGTCAACCAATAAAATACGCAGTTGCGAACTTTCGGCGTATTGCATATTTTGTAGGAGTTGTTTTTGGTGAATATGTATGAAAAGCTAAAGTCGCTTTGCGATATGAAAGGCGTAAAACCAGCGGAAGTTTGCAATTCGATTGGTGCAAGTAAATCGCTTTTCACTGATTTGAAAACGGGGCGGAAATCCAGCGTTAGCCTTGAAACGGCGGGGAGATTAGCTGCATATTTCGGCGTTAGTGTTGATGATATTTTAGGCGTTGTTCAGCTCTCGGAAGAAGAGCAAGGAGTACTTTTTAACTTTTTTGATACCGCCTGCAATAGCGCCGGGATGTCACCGGAAATCGTTCAAAAAGAAGCCCCAATTTCCAATAAAAGTAACGTCATTGAGAAACTTGGTTTAGGTCGTATGCCGAGAGTATCTATGGATGACATCTATGCCATTGCTGATGTTCTTGACTGCCGCGCGGAAGTAGAGGAGTTTTTGGACAAAATAAAAAAGCCCACCGCTATTGAAAGCGATGAGCTTTTGCGCCAGACTGATGAAGTTAAAGAGCTATTGAAAAAGATTGAGCCTGAGCAGCGGGAGTCTGTTCTTCAGATGCTGCGCACTTTCGCAGCAGAGAAATAAATTCTTCTCGGCGTTCTGGCTCAATCTCGCGAAACAACATGAGGACTTCTTCCTCAAACTCGTCTTGCCCATAATCAACCAATACCTTACCTCCCGTCGTTTTATTTATTGCGTATGTATTTTAGTACTTAATTAAGTAACCAGCAATAGCAAAACGTAATAATTCAAAAACTTTAAGCGGTTTCTTTAGTAACGCCTGTGGGACGAATATCCAGAGCGCGGATATTCCATCCAGCAGAATCCACAAAATTAAATACAGAGGGACTTTTCTGTTTACTTTCGCATAGGATGCGGTATAATGGTCTTGCAGGTGGGTAACTGCTTGCCATGACAAAGAACTTTAGTTCTCAGTCTTCGTCATCCGCCCTGCCGCCTGTCGTCAGGCGACTAACAAATATGCGACCTGCTTTTAATTGCCCCCTGCCGCACGGGGACTTATAAATAGTGGGCTTGAAAAGCTGCCCTCTGCTTCATTGCGGAGGGCGGTTTTGCGTTGTGGGAGAAATAGCATGTTGACACTCCCCATGCCTAAAGGCAGGGGATTTACGGCATGTTCCGGGTAAATTGTCTCGATATTTGACACTCGTGCGCAACGGAAGGTTGAAGCCGTATGCGGATATACTCGATATAGAAAAATCACTTCTTAAAGAACTGACGTTATTTTGAAAAACGCTCCGGCATTGGTTGCCGCCTCCGCCGGAGCTTGCAGCAGACAGAACATTGCACCGGTATCTGCTACGCTTTCGATGGTAGCAGAAGTAATCTTCAAAGTCCATCTCCTAAAAAGAGAATACCTGTTCGATTCGGAGAAGTCAGTCGAAAAGAGTCGAAGCAGGAGTTCTTTATTTTGGAGAAAATTTGTCTGGAGGGGAGAATTGTGACATCGTACCAGCGATTGCAGCAGTTTTTTGATGATTTCACCGCAAAGATCAAAAATGCTCGCGCGGAACAGGGATTGACAAATCAGGCGTTGTCTGATCAGTCAGGCGTATCCTATTCGACTGTCTGCAAAATAAGCGCAGACACGCAGGATAACCCGAAGGTATCGGACGCGATAGCGTTGATCGACACGCTTGGGCTGTCCGCGGACGAAGTGTTTGGTTTGCAGCCAGCTTACGAGCGAGAGGTGCTCCTGCAGCGAATCCGCGAACTGACCGCGGAGAACGAGAGACTTGCCAACGGCACCGAGCAACTATCCAATCAGCGCGACCGAGTTCACAAGCTGGAGCTGGAAAACGTTCGGCTTCAAGGCGAGGTAAACCGCCTGAACGCTATTAACGACGGTCTGGTGAGAGAGAAGGGGCGTCTGACCAATGAACTTGCGTCCAGAAAACCGATTATCTATATTTTGCTTTTTCTGGCCGGAATACTCGAAGTCTCGCTGGGGTACTACCTCGTTATGGACTTCCATCTGGGCGACAAGGGGCTTATCCTCTTTGGTCAGCTCAGTATATATGCGGCTGTGCTCTTTCTTGTTTTCATCATCGGGCTTGGTGCAATCGCATGGATAGCCTTGCGCCAGCTAAGAGCATGGCGTAAAGGTTAATGATTAAAAGGGGAGAAAGGAAATGACAAAATCTCCTGCACGGAAGTCGGCAAGTTTTACATATATGGGGCAGCGCTACTACGTCAAGGGTAGAGATGAGGCGGACTGCAAGGAAAAAATAGCCCTGAAACTTGCAGAACTGGAGAACAAGGAAAAGGCACTCGTTAATCCCACAGTTGCGGACTGGGCACAGACTTGGCTTGACACATACGTTAAGCCGAAAGTGCGTAAACCGGGCACGGCCAAACGCCGCAATACTATGACCGAGAAATCGTACAGTATGTATGAGCGGATGATAAATAACATTATCATACCCGCAATAGGCAGAAAAAAGCTTGAGGCGGTAACAGACACGCACCTGCGAAATATACTGAACCGGGAAGCCACAAAATCCTTTTCTCATGTTTCAAAGCTGCGCATAGTCATTAAAGCAATGTTCTCACAGGCCGTAGCCTCGCGCGTGATTATCTTTGACCCGTCTTTGAAACTGGAATTGCCCGCCGCTGAAAAAGGGCGTAGGAGAGCGCTGACAGCCGCAGAGAGAGAAGCGTTTGACGTTGTGGTAGAACGCAACAAGCACGGACTGTGGGCGAAGTTTCTTATCGGAACCGGTGTGCGCCCTAACGAATGTTCCGCTCTGACAGTTGCTGACCTCGATTTAACGAAAAGGTTTCTTACTGTTCGCGACAGTGTTGAGTCGGGAACAAAAGCCCTCGGTGGAGGCCCAAAATCTCATGCAGGACTTCGGCAAATACCCATCCCGCTCGATTTGGCCGATGAGCTGAAAAAGGCCGTTGCAGAGAAATCTTCCACAGATTTTCTGTTTACCCAGCGAGACGGAAAAACGATGGTCACAGAAACCTGTATACGCAGGTGGTGGGAAAATCTTAAACGTGATATGGACATTGCTCTCGGAGCGGAGTATACTGCAAAGGGACATATATATGATCCGTCCGATCTGCTGCCTGACGGCACACCAATGTACCCGGATCCGGACAACCCAACGCAGCCGAGAAATGGACATCGCATAGCCGATGACCTTGTGCTTTACGATCTAAGACATACCTACTGCACCGATTTGAAGAAAGCCGGGGTCAAACTTAGGGATGCGCAACGTTACATGGGACATTCAGATATGGCGCTTACAGCCAACATTTATACCGACGTCGACGAGGAAGATCTTCTCTCAGATTCTGAACTTATTGACGCATTTCGCAAAAACAAAAAAAGTCCGGATGTGGACAAAAACGTGGACAAATTAATTTCCAGTTCGGAAAACCATTGGTGCGAGGCGGTTATAGATTCATAGAACACTGCTTCGTAATCAGCAGGTCGTGTGTTCGAGTCACATTACCAGCTCCAAAGAAAAAGCCTCAAAACCTTGAAAAAACTAAGGTTTTGGGGCTTTTTTCTTAACTTTTGAGAAATGCAATTTCCAGTTCCAATAAGCAAAAAACTGCATTTTACTGCATCAAGTGTGGACATGTCCACACTTTTGAATCGGTAACTTTTTCGAGAAGTTCAAAAATAACAAAAGCACCGCCGGTCAAAGCGGTGCTTTCGTTTGAGAAGGAGGTAACATTATATGGAGTTGAACATCACCCACGTATATGACACTCTTATAATACACAAGGATTATATTTGTGGCAAGACTTCGGGCGAAGCTTTTGTTTAGACTTTGACGCCAAACTCCTCGTTTTCAAATAGTTTAATTTGCATTACTTTGCTTCATCCTCATCCTCAAGCGCCTCGATGATGGCTTGCGTCATATCGACAACGCCGCAAATGTAAGCCTCCAGCCATGCGTTGCTTGAGTCTGGCAATCCAAAAGTGGAGGAAAGGTCCTGCTCTAAGAGGATGCTGTGTTCTAGGGAGAACACCTTTTCTTTCGTGAGTTTCTTCATTTCAAAGCCTCCAATTTCGCATTTACCACGCGCTGCTCAAATGTCAGCGCCGGTATATAGGTTTTCTTGAACGGTCTCGCGGAAGTTGCTAAAGCCATTGCAAAGCGGCTTTGCCATTCGGGTGTTGAGTTGAGCACATAGAAATCGCTGGTGTCTATCAAGTCCGAAAACTGCTTGCACATTTTGTGATATAGCTCGGTATCTCCCGGAAATTCTCGCTCCAAAGAATCGAGGTAATAATAGCAAGCAGCAAGCGCGGCGGGTAGTATCATGAGCTTATCCAGTGACCTAAATTTGGCTGCGCTTTCAATGTAGAATATGCAAGCCTCAATGTATGTCTCAGCTTGGAGCCGCAGGGAGTCTTCTGAGTGCGACAGCGAGCCGAGGGTATACCTTTGGATATGTATCGGCCATTGCGTCTCAGGGACGCGCTGGGCAAACTCTGCGCAAATCATGTTGAATGCCAAATCCTCACACATAGGAAGATTAGGAAAAACAATGTCGTACTTGCGCAGAAATTCCCTTGAATATACGCGCCCATGAATCCATGTCATCTGTGCGCCGCCTACGACCTCAAAATTGCCGTTCTCAGCTTCGCGCATGGTCTTGCCTACCATCATGTCGAAGCCGCGCTCAATGGCGTTCAGAATGGTTCCTACGGCGTTTGGGAGCAATAGGTCGTCAGCGTCCAAAAACATGACGTAAGGTGAGTCCGAATGCATTAGCCCCGTATTTCTCGTCGCGCCAACGCCCCTATGTGGCATGGGATAGATATTATACGGACGGTCGCCGTAATGACGGCTGATGGCCGCTTCCGCCACGGCGTCTGCCCCATCAAGTACAAACGTGACGAAAAATTCGTCTTTGATCTGCAACAGCAGACTTTGAAGCGTGGGGATTATGGCTTCCCCGCGCTTGTAAATGGGAATGATAATTTCAAGTTCAGCTGTCTGCATCTGATGACCTCCTTAGGTTGGTTTTTCCCTTGGGCGTTCACGTAGGAGGACTGTCCAAAATTGGACAGTCGAAATTCATCGCTACACTCAAGGCTTCGTACATCACGCAGTACGTGTTGATGACTCTTTCCAAATGTCTGCGCTACATCAAGGCTGGTGACGCAAGGGCGCTCCGCACGCCCGATTTTTGTAATTTCAACTAACATTCTATACCTCCATTTCATGGATAAGCACATTCAATTCAGCCCGGAGCGTCATGCACTTGCGGACGATAGAAGCGCAAGAGTTTTCGATTGTCACTTCTTGGCCGCCAATGGGCTGCCATTTGACATTGGCTTCGCTTCTTCGTAAACGGAGACGCTCTCTTTCAGGCTTTCTGCCAAGCCGCATATAAGGGCGGCGCGATCTGATTTAGTCATCTGTTATGCTTCCTTTCTCTCTTTATTCGCTTTAATTCTTTTTTGGTTTTGTCCGAAGGGCCTACCCAATTCCAGTTCTCCCACCCATACTTGTGAGCGAGCACTATTGCTTTAAGCCATAGCAGGGGAAGGATGGAAACCGGAATACTACAGATAGTATGGACGCAAACGTTGTCTCTGAAGAACTCTTCTACAATCTGGCGACTCTGAACCGATGGTGTGCCATACGAACTGCGGAAGATGGAGATGGTCTGGCGAAACCCCTCCTGCTTGTTGTGATACTCGTATTCCGCACAACGGTCTCCTTCACGAATCAAAACAAAGCCACGCTTTTCCAGAACTTTGTCGATTATCCTGTTAATCATTTACATTCGTCCTTTCCACAGCGGGGGCAGCTTTTATTGCTTCCGCAGGGATAATGAGACGGTAATTATTGTCGTATTCTGCGCGCTCCAATAATGTTTCCCGCTCGATGTATTCAGCCATTATCAGCCCTCCTGTTCCATTTTTCAGCATACTCTCCTGGATAACCCGTTTCCGGGTTTGCATCTCCAGCCCCTAAAACAAAAGGTTGATTTATGTCGTTAAGGACACAATCTGTATCATCGTGCATCCAGTATTGCTCAATGACGCGCTTTCCGAAACGATTCACATAGTTCTCTCGGTAAAAGTTCAGTTTACCGGCGCAGAACGGGCACGGTTTTAATTCAATCATCTTTTATCGCCTCCAATGCCTTCTCTGCATCATCACGGGTGAGGAACCGGAATGAATGTCCGCCGGTTGTTTTTCGATTCCCTTTGCAAACGGCAGAAACTTTTGTATCGTGTACCCCTACGCTTTTAGCTGCTTCTTTCACGCTATGGAAGATTGCCCCATCATCTCGAATTACAGGCTTTTCCCACTTGTATGGCTCCATGTCAACTTGGATTTCGCGTTTTATTCTCATCCATACCGCTGATTCGCTGATTCCGATGCGCCTACTTGCTTCAGCCAGAGTTACCATTTCTCCGTTACACTCAACCATTACGTTTGACCGCTTATTTGACTGTTGCTCTGCCATAGTAGCCCATCTGCAATTCTCGGGTTCATATCCCCTATTGACATCTATCCTGTCGATAGTCAGCCCTTTTTCGTACCCGTTCAAAACTCCCCATTCAAAAAACGAATCAGGGTTTGAAAGCCACTCTTCGCAAATTCCGATTCCTCTCGCGCCGTAATTCTTATATTCAGAGTTTTTCGGATTGTAGCATCGCTGCTTCATCCCGTTATATTTGCGAGCAAGAGCTCTTCTAGTATCTCTATCCATGATTTTCCCCTTTTTCAAGCACCACCAGCCGGCCGTCCCTGTCGGCCTCGGCAAGCTCGCGCAGTCGGTCATAACTTCCGATGCCGTTCAGCACAAACATCATAGCGCGCCACTCGCCGTACATACTGTGTACCTCGGCGGGCATTAGCCCCGTGTCCTCGTAGGCTTTCAGCCGCTCCCACACCTGCTTCTGCGTACAGGCGTTGTTGCAAGGGCACGGTATCGCTCGACACTGTGCGATATCGCAGAAGTTGCCGTCAAAAGTTAGCCGTTTCATCAGTTGCCTCCTCAAATATGTAGCCTGTTTTCTGAACATAGGCGCAATACTGTTTTTCGAGCTGTGCGCCCTTGCTGTTCGGCCATCCAGGCAGAAAGAAAACCACATCGGCAGTATCAAGCATTGCCATACAGATGCGCATATAGTCTGAGGGAGCCATCCCCTCGGGCAGGAGTGCTGGGTTCAGAACGATGTAGCCCTGACGCTCCAGTTCTTCCTGCGCGCTTGCAAACTTTTTGCGATATTCGGGGTCTCCGGTGATTTTCCCTGCTATATAGGCTTTCTGTTTCATTTTTCTCCTCCCTCTCCGAGCCATAGTTGCTGGCTCTGATATGCCTCAAAAACTGTCTGACCTTTACTGTTGAGCATATACGGTAAAAAGATTTCATCCATCTGCACCATTTCGCTTTCGAGGATGGCCATTTGAGCTTCTACCCAGTCTTTGATAATGCGCCACGCAACTCGTTCAGACTGCTCAACATCACATTTGACTTTCTGCCTTACGAGCACATGCCTAACAGCCTCTGCATTAGACGGAAGCTTTATGCCCCGCATCCCGTTGGGCGTGTCTATCTGGAAAGATAGAGCCGTTATGCGACCGGCATCGTCATATTCCTGCATGATCTTCTTTGCTCCGTGCTTTACAAGCTGCCCCTGTATAGCACCTATCGTGGTATAGACATCCACTTTCGTGGTATAGTTAAGTAGTGGCATCTTTAGCCACCTCCATTCATAATGTTTCCTCGGCTATTCGCCGAATGTTTTTCTTTTCATGGATAATCAATGTGCGAGACAAACCCAGTGCGGCGGCGATTTCCTCATCAATCAGCCCAGATATACGCGCCTTGACAATGAACTGCTGGCGTTCGGTCAATGATGCCCAAAACGTTTCTGCGTCGCACCAGTCGATGTCATCAAGACTCGGACTAATGGCAAGGATATCCAGCTCTTCTCTGCCCTCGGTGGTCAAATCGCACACCAATGAAGTGAAAGGTATTGTTGTGATTTTGCCTCGGCGTCGCCTTTTTCGTAGTTCCTGCAGCACTTCGGTCTTGATGAATTTATACGCGGCAGTTGAGAAGCACGACTTATCCGCATCGTAGTTCAAACAGGCTTTCCAGAGACCGATCCCTGCGATCTGCTGAATGTCCTCATCAGACGCGAGCGCCGGGAAATATTTATGCAAAGCGCCATAAATGAGTTTTTCATTCTCAAGGTAACGCCGCTCGGCATCGTCCCGGCTGTTCATGGTGAGCCTCCACGGGAAGAGTTTGTTCCCGATAGGCGGTCTATAATCTCTTGATTTTTCCGCGCGGCCTCCTGCGCGGCGCGGAGATTTTCGTTGATGATACGTTGGATGTCGTCTTTAATTCGATTTGCCGCTTCAATAGTTGCATCGTTGGCGAGCACTTTCTTGTTCACATCCGCGGTTCGCTTCTTCTGCAAGGCTTTTATAACGATGGAGTTCATCTCCTCTTGTTCTCGCCGAGTTCGGCCATATATGAGAATGGAGCTTTCCCTACCATAGGAGTCTTGCCGAATCCATTCTATACCGTAACATTCCTTTTTCTCTAAGCCAGACCAGTCTATGAACGTTGTAGTTATTGGATAAATTTTGTATTGAAGAGTGGTCAACATTATCTCAAGTATTTTCGGGGAACACTGAATGTACTTGTGATTTGCCTTTTTCTCCACATATTCGTTCCAGTCACATATTTTGAAAAGAAAGCGTATTGCCTGCACGCAGCACGCAATCGCTAATATCATGATTCCGATTCCTTTCATAATCGCAACAATACTGTCAATGTCCACTGAGTCTCACCTCCGTTTCTTCCATATCCATCCGCGCGAGATAACGCATCGCCAGTTTGAACGTGGCTGGATCATATGTCGCGTCAAACTCCATAATTTCCGCCTCCTCTCCGCTGTGCCGCGTGGTCTCCTCATTCACTATTGCAAGATATGTTAGTATGCCGACTGCCGCGGCTTTAAGCTCGGCCTCCTGCATAGGCATCCGCTCCTTTCTTTTTCGGTGCAAGGATGATACACGGCGTGTCAAGCGCGTTTTTGAGTTTGGCAAGTTTTAAAACATCAAAATTTGTATAGGTATACGAAAAAAGCAGCCTTTTCAAATTGAAAGGGCTGCTTTTCTACGCTTATTAAGCTTGAAATTTTGTGACACTTGCATAAATCAATGCCGCATTTCTGCGCTGTCCGCTTCATTTGCGCTTGACACGGGTGCTACCATCCCAGCACCAAAGAGCCAGACACACTTGCGCTGGTATGAAGGAGGTGGTTTTGGGTGAGACATTTAGGAGATATAACAAAGATAAACGGCGCTGAAATAGAGCCGGTTTGGGTTATTACCGGAGGGGAACTGATGAAAGCAGTTTTAATCAGCATACGTCCGGAGTGGTGTGCGAAGATTGCGAGCTGTGAAAAGAAAATCGAGGTGCGGAAATCGTGCCCAAGGCTGGAAACACCATTCAAGGTGTACATCTACTGCACGAAGGACGTGAGAAAACAGTTTTGGACTGGGCCGCGATATTCCTATGTGGACGATCACAGCCATAACGCATTTGATAAATGCGGGAACGGCAAAGTCATTGGCGAATTTCTTTGCGATCAGATCATTGAGGATCACACGTTCGGCCACGATGAAAAGTTCTACAGTGCAGCCTGCATGAGCGCGTGCGATGCGGCGGCGTATGCAATGGAGTCACCGATGTACGGCTGGCACATTTCCAATCTCAAAATTTATGATGTACCGCGAGAACTGATCTCATTTGTCAAGCCGCTTGTCCTTGAAAAAATTCAGCCGTATACGTGGTATGTCAATAAGGAGCGCTATTTGACGCGTGCCCCGCAAAGCTGGTGTTACGTGGAGGATGCAGAATGAAACGGATCTCAAAAGATGCCTACTACCTTGAAATAGCTCAAGCCGTATCGCAGAGGAGCACCTGCCTCAAGCGCCGGTATGGCGCAGTCATCGTGAAAAATGACGAGATAATAGCCACGGGCTACAACGGTGCGCCGCGCGGTGAGACTAATTGCTGCGATATAGGCTCCTGTAAGCGTCTGGACAAGCCCAGCAATAGCGGTGACTACTCCGATTGCCATAGTGTCCACGCGGAGCAAAACGCTATTATATCGGCTTCCAGAAGCGAAATGCTTGGCGCGACGATGTATCTGCACGGAGAGTGGGCGCGGATGGCACTGGGGCGCGGCGGAGAGATAACACATGTTATATGGGAACCTCTCGAAGCCCCGGAGCCTTGCCCCATCTGCCGCAGGATGATCTCCAATGCGGGCATCATACGTGTTGTGACGATTGACAAGTGTTCTGATGATGAATAGGCGGGGGTGTATGAATATCATTTTCTTGGTGTGTGATTGTGGAGAAGAAGCCAGTCCTATGCTGCAGTTCCACAAAAATCGTTATAGGTACATCTGCCCGGTTTGTGACGCTGGCGCACAACGGCCTTGGTACAAGAGGAAGAGGAAAGCAGCCCAGATATGGAATCGTGACGCTTTGGAAAGGTGGACATTAAAATGAATGACTTAACAGTTTTTAATAACGAGAGGTTTGGCAAGATCAGAACGGTTGTGCTCGACGGCGTTATCTGGTTCGTGGGCAAGGACGTTGCCGAAGCTCTCGGATACAAAAACACTAAGGATGCGCTCGCAAAGCACGTTGACGAAACAGACAAAAGATATGGGGTCGCGTTTCGCGACCCCATGGGTAGAGAGCAGAAGCCCACCCTCATCAACGAGAGCGGCGTGTACAGTCTGATATTTGCCACTACAAAACTCGTGGTCGATACCTTACGTGAGTTGGTTGCGCAGTGGGAGGGAGGCGCGGCATTATGACGCCAAAAGACCTTTTGATTCAGAACCAGAGACGCGAGATAGAACGGCTGTGCCGAATCATCAAACTGTTGGTGCTCGATGCGAATCCATGCCGGTTCTGTGCCAACGACTGCAATAAAGGCCGCGGCTGTCAGTTTTTCAAAATCAAGGAGGGCGTATGAGCGACTTTCCAAGCGGCAAATACCGCACAATCTACATAGACCCGCCGTGGCCGGAGCGGGGGGGCGGCAAAATCAAGCGCGGAGCGGACAAGCACTACAGTTTGATGTCTGTTGCCGAGATCAAGGCGCTCCCGGTCATGCAGCTCGCAGCCCCTGACGGGTGCCACCTGTACTGCTGGGCTACCAATAATTATCTACCCGCTGCAATTGATTGCATAAGGGCGTGGGGATTCGAGTATGTGACAACGATAACGTGGATGAAGAATCAGCAGGGCTTGGGACAGTATTACAGAGGACTGACTGAACATTGCATATTTGCAACGACGAAGAAGCGCTTGCCTTACAAAGTTTCTCCCGAAGGTAAACGCTGTCAGGGGAAAACGGGATTCTATGCCCCCAAAACTGTGCATAGCTGCAAGCCCGAAGAAATGCGCCGTATGATAGAACTGGTGAGCTATGAGCCGCGCATAGAGATATTTGCGAGAGAACGATTCCCCGGCTGGGATGCATGGGGAGATGAAGTATAAGGGAGTGATGAAATGAGCGAAAGCATAGTAGTCAACTGCGACTGCATGGAGTACATGCGCAGAGTGCCTGACAAGGCGTTCGACCTCGCAGTTGTGGATCCACCGTATTTCTCAGGACCGGAAAGGCGTGGCTATTACGGCAGCCGTGTCAGCAAAATCGGTGTCCATCGAGATTATCCCATATCCCCACAGTGGGATATACCCGGCATCGAGTATTTTGCAGAGCTTCAGCGAGTAGCCAAGCATTACATAGTGTGGGGATGCAATTACTTTCGTTACCCGTTTACACCCGGACGAATCGTGTGGGATAAGTGCAATTCCTCAAGCAGTTTCTCCGACTGCGAGCTGGCCGCGACAAATCTCTTCACCAGCGTCAGGATATTCCGCTTTATGTGGAACGGAATGCTGCAGGGCAAGAGCATTGAAGAGGGCGCTACCATGCAGGGTAACAAAAAACTGAACGAGAAGCGCTACCATCCAACCCAGAAGCCGATAGCACTCTATAAGTGGATTTTCAAAAACTACGCGTACGCCGGAGACCGAATCCTCGACACGCATCTCGGAAGCGGCAGCAGCCGAATCGCGGCCTATGACGCAGGACTTGATTTCGTGGGGTGCGAAATAGACCCAACGTATTTCAAGCTTCAAGAAGAGCGCTTCAACGAATATACGGCACAACAAAGTCTTTTCGTGATGGAAGGGAGAATGAACGATGAACAAATTTAAGAGCTGGATCATACGCAAACTGGGCGGGTATACAGAGCAACTGCCGCCGCCTAAAGTTGTTCAGATCAATTTGCGTCCTGAAACTTTCGTAGCTTCAAGGATATATTCACGCGCACAGATGGAAACCTTCGGTGAAGATATTATAAAGGAGTTCGGCAAGCAGGATTTTATAGAAAAGATTGTTGCATCCGAGGAACTTGGCCGTTTCATAGAGTGGAGATTTCGGCAGGACAGTTCTGGTGCTTTTCATTGTCAAGCAAGGTTGAGCGTCGTAGACATGTCGGAGGTGAGGGATTACCGTGTGGGCTTCGAGCGAACAATTTGAGGCGGTAAAGCGCTTTGTTACGCAGTTTGTTTGCTATCCGCAAGGAACCGTGATTGATGGGGAAGCGCTGAAACACGGCGTAGAATTTCTCGTGAAAGAGGGAATATTTACAATATCACAGTTCAAATTGGCGTTCCTGATAGAGACAAATATGATATGCCCCGCGGAATTTCTACCGGATGAATAAATATTCGCATTATGCAGAGGGGAGGGAAGCCGAATGGACAAAAGCCAACGGCCATTAACCGAGAAGTGCAAGCGCGTAATTTGCACTTATGCCGAAAACAATATGAACGCCACAGCTACGGCCAGAGCGCTGAACATGAACAACTCCACAGTGGAATTTCATTTGACAGCGGCAAAGGAAAAGACCGGGATAAACCCGCGGTCGTTCTTCGGGCTGATTGCTTTGCTTGAGACAATAGAGGAGACAACATGAAAATCATCGACATATCAGGGCAAACATTCCACGACGTAGAAGTCCTGAGTTACAACGAAAAGCGCTCTGGCGGAACTCTGGGGGCGTATTTCAACTGCCGCTGTCGGATATGCGGGAAAACATTTGTCCGCCGTGGATATGATATCCGCACGGGACGAGTCAGAAACTGCGGCTGTACCAAGGTGCGAAAAGGCTCGCGCGAGGGCTTGGGCAGCTCGGAGGGGTATGTAGGTGTCAATCCGGACTCGCAGAAAAAATACGGTTGCGTATATTGCAAAGACCGCAAGGCATGCGGCGGACAGAAGCGGTGCAAATACGCTGACATTCTGGATAAGTACCCGGATTATAAGGCGTATGACGAGGAAGCCAAGAGACTTTTCGCGAGTCTTGGGCTTGACGAATAAGGAGAGAGAATGAGTCTTTTGTATTTCTTAGTGGCAATTTGGTATTACATGAATGAGGGAAAACTTGAAACCGAATTTTTCATAACATGGGCGCTATTCTCAATCGCGGATGCCTTGTGGCTAAAATTGGGGCGGAGGTGAGTGACGATGGAGAAAGCTTACGCAAGATTCCTTGCGTTGCGTCGGAAAGTCATGGCGGGTATCAAGAACGCGCTCGCAATCGACTGCCCCTGCAAGTCGTATGAGGGGTTCATGGAGTTGGTGATTGAGTTCCCAGACTACTTTGAACTGGGCAATAGCGAAGAGGATGCTCCCAACCAGTATGTAGTTCGTCTTCATTGCTACGTGCTTGGTCCCGCTCGGCATTATGAATGGAGAGGACGGACGCTGGACGAGGCATTGGACGCGGCAGAGGAAGAAATAAGGATGTGGATAGCGGAGGTAGAAGATGACGAGTGACTGCATTTATCGAGATGCTCTTCTCAAGGACATAGAAGAAAATGTTGTGTTCAGCGGCCAGACACCGAACGCCGAAATTGTCGGTGCGAATAAGGTTATCAGTCGCATAAAGGCTGCGCCAGTTGCTGACACCGGCTTAGAATGGATAAGTGTCTATGAAAGGCTGCCGGAGGAGGATGAGCGTGTTCTGGCATATTTCCCGGATATGGCGGGTTCGGATTGTGAAATTCAAATCTCAAAAGGCTGGGCGCTCAATAAGTTCGTCTCGCATTGGATGCCGCTGCCTGATTCGCCAAAAGGGCAAAAGGTCAGGTGTAGCAAATGATGACCGGAGGTGCGAACGCGATGACGTACAAAGTACAGTGCCGACACTGTGAGTACGCGAATCCAAAAAGAAAAATTGACGACAAGATCAGGTGCACAAGATTCTCACAGTGGGTCGAACTCCAAAACAGATGTCCGGCATATTCGGACAAATTTTTGAGGGAACTTGCGTTGAAGGATTTGTGGGGGCAGATGGGAGAGCAAAGAAAATGAAGTGTGAAAAGTGCGGTCGGGAGCTCACTGCAATAGAGCTTGTGATGGAGAATTTTGACGGTGGAAACACGATCACAAAACATTCCTTTGTGGAAAAGGATAACGGCGCTGTGATAGTTGATACCACGCCTCTTTGGGTTGGCGGCGAGCTCGGTCTCGACGAAGTGCATGACACTATTGCCTGCCCGCATTGCGGCCAGTTCCCCTTTGAGGACACGGAAGTGCAGATCGATGATGTGGTTCGGGTAGTGATGTTTAGAAAGGACAACGAAAATGGGATATAGGCATTATTTTTATCTTGTTGATAAAAGCAAGTGCGAAGCGATCAGAAACATGACTATGAGTGAGCTTTGTAACTATGCAAAATCAGAGGGCGTAGAAGGCGGGGACGGCTGGTTCTCTTTTAACGACAACAAGTTTCTTGACAAAAAGGAAATCTTTGAATTTGGGAAACTGTATTGGGACGATACGGCAGACCGGATTTATAGCAAAGGCGAACCGCTGTTTACAGACAAAGAAGTTCAGGAGGACGTTTCGGACTATGATCCGTATGTCGTTGGTAAGCCCGGTGTGCTTGAAGCTATCGAGATATACAAGCGCAAAATCATAGAGGCGTATAAAAACTTACTTGTGGACGGCGGAAAGCAATTTCTTCCGGGAGGTTTTTCCATAGAGCGGGATGACATCAAGAGCATAGATAAAATACGCGACTTTATCCACGAAAGACTTAAATGGTGGGAGAGACTCGGCGCTATTGACCTTGATGAAACGCATGAATCCATAAGCGATTCATATCAATATGAACACCAGATTTTCGAGTTGGTCAGGCTGTATAAGTCCATAGACTGGGAAACAAAAACCGTGCTCTTTTACGGGTGGTGACGGGGAACAGAAATGAAAATAACACTTGATATTCCCGACGACGTGATAGCCGCCAGCGTAGCTATTGTACGTGGAAGGCTTCGGGAAATACTCCTTGACAGTTGCGAAGTTGACAGGAGCAAATTGTACGAAGGTGCGATCATAGCGTTTCCGAGAGAAAGGGATGATACATCTGATGAACGATAGATTTCCGAAAGACTGCTGGGATAAGAAATGCCAACATTTCCATGTAAAAGACATGAGCATTGATGATCTGCTGTGTACGTGCGACCTGCTTCAGATGCAGTGTGATGCTTGCGACGAGAATTTCTCGTTTGTGCTGTGCCCGAAAAAAGACGAGGTGATGCCTAATGGGAATGGATGATCTCATAGAACGTGGAGTGGCTATGAAAGCAGCAGTAAAAGAGGTGTGGCTTGGACAGACAAGCACTTGCCGAATTGCAAAGGCCATAAACGATGTCCCAGTAGCGGATGTCATAAAAGTGGTAAGGTGTGAAGAATGTAATTTCTTCAGCATGTATGCGCTCACCGGCAATGGATTTTGCGTGCGTCAAGACGGGCTGCACAATCCATACCCAAAAGATTTTTGCTCACATGCGGAAAGGAGAGTAACGAATGGACTTAAATGAATTTCGCAACAAAATGTCCTCGGACGCGACCGAGGAAAATAAAAGGCTCAAGGCGGAGCTGTCGAAGCTGAAAAAGCAGTATTCGGAAAAGGTGGGCTCTCTGGAAGAAGAAAACGTCAACCTCAAGGAGGATTGCCGAGTGTTGAGTAATCGGTGCTGGGTGCTTATGGGAGGACCCTTATGCGCGAACTGTTTCTTCCGTAGCAGTTTCGTGTGCGAGCACGCCCCGACGCTGGAAGAAATGGTGAAGATGGGGGCAGCGCTGCGGCGGGAAATGGAGGGTAAATAATGGACGCAGTTGAATTTTTGAAAGCAAAGAATCAGATGTGCAAGGCTTATTATCGGTGCGATGGCTGCCCACTTAGCAAAAATGCGTCGTGCGCAGTATGGTGTCAGGAAAGCCCGAAAGAGGCGGTTGTCATCGTTGAGAAGTGGCTTGAGGCACACCCACCAAAAACCAGACAGAGCGAATTTTTAAAACAATGGCCGGAAGTTCTGATGACTGATGATGGATTTGTGGATATTTGCCCTAGGCGTTTCGTCGCAAGCTTTAGAGACGAAAACGGCCAGTGCTCGCAATGCGGCACCAAAGACTGCAATAATTGCCGCCGTGAGTTCTGGTTGAAAGAGGTTGAATAATGGAGTGCTACGCCAGCAACTGCCCGTTTAGGGTAAATGAATCGAGCGGTCAGCACGTATGTGAATGTGTCGCTTGCCCGAATCGGACGACAGCGACTATCGTGTTCACATCCACTCACACGTTGTCGGCCAAGGAATTACGAGAAATTGGGATAACGCCAGGTAGGAACACTATCTATGCGAAACCGGCAACTGTACTGAAGAGGGAGTAAAGTAAAATGATTAACATCGAGAGAAACAAGGAAGAATTTGTCAATATCGTCACGGAAAACATCACACGCGACAACACGACCGGTCTGATAGCGTGGCTTGACCTGCACTCGGACTTCTTTGAAGCCCCGGCGAGTTCGCGCCATCACCTCGCAGTACCTGGCGGACTGTGCGAACACAGTTTGAATGTGTATGATAGACTGTGCAGATTTCTGCGCGAGGAATATGGCGATAGCTGCCCATATACCGAAGAAACCATCGCAATAGTCGCGCTTTTCCATGATCTCTGCAAGGCCAACATGTACAAGCCGAACTGCCGCAACCAGAAAACATACGATCCTGAAAAGGTTGCCGCTGCGGAGAAGTGGACAGTGAAGCACGACGCGGGTGGAGATTTCATTTGGGAGACAGTACAGGCTTACGATATTGACGAGAAGTTCATTTTCGGCCACGGAGAAAAGAGCGTTTTTATTCTCCAGCAGTTCATGGTTCTGTCAGTAGACGAGGCGACCGCAATCCGCTATCACATGAGCTCATGGCAGGAGGGAGAAGCTAGAGCAGCGGGAGATACTTTCCGACACAATCCGCTGGCGTTCTTCCTGCACGTCGCAGATGAAGCGGCGACTTTCATAGATGAGGTGGACAAGAAATGACGAATGGGGAGAGAATCAGAAAAGCCGAGACTGACGAGCAGATTGCAGCGTTCATGGACGGGCAGATTCCCAACGCTTGCCCGCCCCTCATGATTTGCAGAAATGTGAACAATGATTGCCTTAAATGTTGGTGTCTTTGGTTGGCGCAGGAGGAAGAAAAATGACAGTTGAAGAATTTGCTGCGAAACTTGATGGGCGGCAGTATGGTAATGAGATAACGGAAGATGAAGCAATCCTCGCAGAAAATCTGGATTTCCTCGTCGTGTTCGGCGCATCCGACGACCTCGCAGAGTTGAGGGGCGCAATAGACGGAGAGTGCGACTGTTTCGAGGGCGGTGTGCTCAAGCGTGGAGAAGGACGTTCCCTGCCCATCAAAGCAGTGTGGTGCCCCGAAGGAAGAGACTGCTCATGGGCATACGAGACCGAGCTACCACACGCAGAGTTCAAGATCATGGAGGAGAGCGAGGTGTACTGTTATGGCATCGTGTGCTCTCTCAATGGGACGCCGAAGATGTATAGGTGTCCGTTCTGCGGCAAGGAGAAGCTGCACATCGGCGTGCATGATGACGAGGGAAACTATCATGGTGAGCTCGGCTGTGCATACGAATCAGACCCTTGGAGCGGTTTGAGCTACGGCATCCACCACGATGGTTGGGGCGAGTGCCTCTTGTGCACAGACGACACAAACGGGGTGATGGGAGGTATGCTCTTCGATACTTCTTGCGAAGCCTACGACGCAATGGCCGAACTGGTGCGGTTTGCGGAGGTTGACCACTCGACGGATTTGCTTGAAGGAACCTTCCTCGGCGAAGAGTCAGACACAACTACTATGAAGTTCAAGCCGGTATGCGAACACTGTGGGTTCACACTCGCATCGTTGTCGTGTAAGAAGGAATCGGAGGGCATGGTACGCTTGTGGGGATTTGATCCGTTCCGTTGTCCAAGATGCAGGAGACGAATTGCTACCGCCATTCTTCCTAATGTGTTGGCCGGTGAATTAGATTATACCGAATGAAATATCAAGAGGTCATCTCTACGGAGGTGGCCTCTTTTTTATGCTCCAAGCCGGTCGCTATCTCGACCAGACTCGACTGGCAGGCGAAACTCTGCTGAGTGTGAACCGGTTATTAGCTGAGAGTAGGCTAAGAGTTGCTTGGAAACCATATGCCTTAAAACGCACGAGAACGGCCTTAAAATCGATTTTAATATTCAGAAATGAAGCTACACCACCGAGACGCGCAAAGTGCGCCAGAGAGCACGACAGGCGCAAATAACGCAAAACCAGAGCAAATCATCATCTACATTTCAACCAAATTATAATTGAATATGGGGATTTTGCCTATAAATAGCAGATTCGCCCGGAGAACCTTTTGAAATCTTAAATTCGATTTTTAAGTAGGGGGGAGGGGATGGAAGCTGGGATGGTTGGAAGGAGGAAGTGAATGAGTGAGAGAATGGGACTGCCACCGGAAAACCTTGAAAAATCAAGCCCCCGCGCGGTTTTGTAAGTGGGGGCGGGGCGCTATCTCTGGTCATTATTACACTAATGGCCAGAGTTAGACGGCCTCGGCTGCGCTGACGGCGGTTTTCGTGGAGTTTTTGAAAACTCGCAAAATCTCGCAAATGCTCCCGAAATCGTGAACAAGCGCGAGTCAGCGACACTCCCCGTCTGAAGAACTGTATTAAAATGGTTCGACAGTCAGCGTCGTGTTGTGTTGGGTGTTGCTGTGTCCTTGCTTCTCTTGGCGGTGTTCTCTCTCTTCTTTGTGGTATTGCTCTGCGGTGGCTGTGTGTATTCTTTCTGTGTGCGGTTCACTCTCTTCTTGGCAGCGCTTATTTTATATATACCTATAGAAAGATATATACACAATATATACACACATATATTATAAATCTTAAGTATATATAATATATATCTTGGATATTTATATATAAAAGTGTGGGGGGAGCTGTACGACTGTGTAAAGCTCCGTCGTGCGTCGTGTGCTCGGCTGGGGCGGGGGTATGGTCTATAAGAATAGGGGCAATATATGGCGCTTGTGTGGGCTTCTGGGTGCGTTCCTCGCGTCTGGTTCGGGATTTGGTGAGCTTGTGCGCGGCGCTCCTGGTGCTCGGCGTTCTGGGCGGGAACGGCTGTATATTCTAATATTACATAGGTTATTAATATATATCTATACACACAGTATATATAACATCTTGGATATAATATATATAATATAAATAATATATAATTAAAGGGCGTGGGCGCGGATCGTGTCCCCGGTCGACATCTGCATAAAGGCAATAAAAAAGACGGCCATTTCTGACCGTCTCAGGGGCTCTATATTGCATTGTGATGTATGGGGCGGGGTTTACGCTGCGGTTTCGTCCTCGATCCTTTTAAGCGCCTGTAAATGCGCCTCGGTGCGCTTGGCGAACCAGCATTTTTTAACACTATGCCAACGATACCCCGCGGCCTTGAGCGCGTCGCGCGTTTCCTGTGAGGGCTTAGAAGTGAAATAGACCTCGATACCGTCGAACTCGGCGTTAAACTCTACGCGAAGCGTTGCGAGCTTCGCCGGGGCTGTCTGGGGCTGATCCGCGTTAGCTTCTGCCGGTGCTGGGGCTTTGCTCTCGGCCTTGGCGGGGCGCTTCTCGGCTCTCGGAGCGCGGGGAACTATCTTCACGCTGCCGGGGCTTTGCAGGCATCCGAAGTAATAGAAATTAACATCAAAGTAATCTATCATTGCATCGCTATCGTCATAATTGAAGCTGTTCACATACTCGTCAACGGCTTTCACCGTGGCGCGGGTCCTGTCTGTCAGGCACTTGTAAAATGCGCCGTACTTGCTCCAAATTCTTTCAAATTCGGCTTTCTCCTCGGCCTTGTTCCAGCTGTTGAGGGTCCACACGCTGTTGCGGGTGGCCTTCCGCCAACACTCGGAAATATCATCGTCTGTCATTTCCTCATAAGCTTTGAAGATATCCGCCGGGGCTTCTTTCATGTCAACGTGCAGCTCCTGGCACATGGAAGCGTAGGCCGTGCGGACGCTGAAACGGTAGTCCGGGAAAAATTCCTTGATGTAAGCGCGTACAAGCTGCGCTATCTCCTTGAGGCTGCGCCCGGCTTCGTACCGTTCACCCTTCCAGCCGTTCGCGGTGTAAAACTCGCTGCGGGTGCTCTGGGCGGTTTCGGTGCTCTGCGCGGCTGTCTTGGCCTTGAGCACGGGGAACATCATGTCATACTCGTTATTGATCTCTTTCATGGTCTCGACGTCGCCGCCGCGGTCGGGGTGGTGGATCATGGCCAGCCGTCTAAATTCCTTCTTGAGTTCCTCAAGGTTTTTGCACTGTGTGAAGTATTTCATTTTTTAACCTCCGTTAATATCTGATCTGTCAGATGTGTTTTTCTTATTTACGTGTGTTATTATACACTGTTTAACAGTACATCGCAATTCGCAAAATGAACAAATAACGTACTGTTTAATAGTGCATATTGTACGGCTTGACAGTACACGAAAAGTTATATATAATGAGTGATGAAAGGGGGCTATTTATGGCCGTGAGTGATAGCAGGCGGCGAGCAAATAATAAATGGGATGCCGCCAACATGACAACGCTTGGATGTCGAATGAAACGATCTGACGCGGAGGACTTCAAAGCGGCGTGCAAGGATTCCGGAACAACCCCGAACGCCGTTTTTAATACTGCCGTTGCCGAATTTATGCAGGATTACGCAGAAGAAAAATTATTGAATGGAGGTATAAAACATGGGACAGACTGACAGCCAATTCAAGGCTTTTTTGCGTTTCGTTCTGGACGCCCTAAAAGACGCCGCAAACGAACCAGACGAGAAAAAGCGAACCGAGAAAATGAACAAAATTCTTGATAATCTTCAAAAATCGCTTGAGGATTAAACAAAACAGCAAGAGAGCAGGCCGGAAAACTTCGGTCTGCTCTCTTTTTATATAATTTGTACTGTTTAACCGTGCAAATTTGTGCACATTGCGTCTTGCGCTGTACTGTTAAACAGTGTATTATACATACAGTCAGACAAGCCCAGACGGGCGCAGGAGGTCAGAACATGAATAATAATATCTTGAAAAACGCTTTCAGCCTCAACCACAAAATAACGGTTTACGTTCCCGGAACCGTTGACGCAAGCACGGCAGGAGATACAAGCGCATACATGACCGAGGCCGCCGCGCTGCTGTCTGAGTGCTTCGGCGGCGCAACGTCAACGCCCGTCCGCGGGTACTGGATGAGCGAGGCGCACGGGCTTATTGCCGAAGATAACAACGCCGTGTTCGCCTATGCTGCGCAGTCTGCGCTTGATGAGCACTTGGACGATGTAGTTAATTTTGCCGTCCGTATGCGGGACGAACTGAAACAAGAGGCTGTCGCCGTCGAGCTGGACGGGACTATGTATTTTATTTGAGGAGGTTTCAAAATGGTTAAGTATGACAATTGCAAGAATTGCGTGAGCCGCTGCGAACATGCCGGAAAAGATCGAGAATTTATTTGCCCCGGCGGAAAGTCCTGCAAAGTGGTTTACACAACTGATGAGACAGCAAAAGCGGCGTCGGATTTTGTAGCCGCCATAAAGGAAATCGCAGGCAAGCCGGGAAATCTTGAAAACCTTGAGTCCTATTTATCGCAGCACTTCCCGGAATGGTTAGCGAAATTCGCGAATACCCCGGAAGATATAGCCGCGGAAATGCGGGAATTTGCAAGAATGGAGATATAGAAATGAGGCATCAAGAAACATTCCATTTCGTCGACACGGAAGAGCAGGCAAGGAAATTTGTTGAACAGCGCAGGAAGCAGCGGCGGAAAGCCTGGTACACCCCATGGAGCAGCGCAGACGGCAAAGAATCAAAATTTATTGTCTGGTACTATCTCTATTAACAGTTTGCCGGGGCTTTTCCCGGCAGTCTGTAAAAGCGTCTTGATTGCAAGGCGTTTTTACAGGCGTTGCGCCTAAAAAATACGGAGGTTTTGAAGATGGAAAGTAACATCAAAATTAAGGCCACGATCCCAGCGATGTATAAATTTTTCAGAGAAGATAGCGGCGTTCGTTATTACGAAATCAAGGATAAACGTTACACAAACGCCGAAATAAAGTCCATGCCGGACGCGGAGCGGAATAGTGAAAAATTTGTGTTTTCTGTTATTTATCGGCACATGGAATTAAACAAGCCGCTGTCGGGCACGTTCACTATTGAGACGCTGAAAAAAAAGATGGAAGCAGCGCAAGAGGAAAGAACGGAGATTGGGGCATGAGTACATTAAAAAAGCCCCTTTTTATTAACGGCATGTATAACCGCGAGGGCAAAAACTGCCGCGCGGATTTTGTGCGCGAGGTCAGCAACGGCGCGGAGTCGTACAAGCTTTGGACATGTACAGAGAAAAACCAATACCCCGCCAACGAGCGCGACAGGTATTTTCTTTATGTCGAGATCAACAGCTATTTAGTGCCGCTGCGGATGACAGATTATAAATTTACCGATGTTCTGGGCTTTTCCCCGGCTTGCGTAGAACTGTACGGCACGCGGGAGGAACGGGCGCGAGTTTGGCGGAGAACCGAAAACACGGACGCGCTGCGAGCGCAGGAAGAACCCGTAATAATTCGGTACGGCTCAGACCCGGCGCGGCAGGCGGATTATATCCGGGATCGTCTGCGCGTTCGCGTTCGTAATTACATCAACGCCCGCGACAACGGCGGCACGTTCGCCGACTTCGTCGGCGCGGCTGTACTCGGGGAGCTTGGCAAGTGCGCGGAGC